GTATCCAAGGGAATCAGCGAAGATGTCGTAAATGAACGCCGCTCTCCCTTGATCTGGCATGGAGTTCAGGAATGGCATAAGGCGCTCCATGGCAAGCAGGCGAGCCGCCTCACTACCGGAACCAATGGCCTTGACGATATTCAGGCGATCAATGTCCAGATTCTTAAATGCTTCAAGGGCCTCTTGCCCTCCAGCTTGAAGGATCCGCTTCTTCAGGCCGACGATATAGCTGCCCCCTGGATCGAGTGGGCCGTAGTCATTCCTGGCAGCATTGACCATCCGGCGAACCATCTCACGAACCAGATTTTGCCAAGGATCGTAGAAGAGATTCAGGGCGGAAGTTGACATCTTTGCGATGCTCCCCAACTCAGCCTGAACCTGGAACTTGGTCTTCTCTGTATTAGAGTCGATCAACTGTTGGGTATTGGCATTGCCTGTACGGTCACGAAGCATCTGCTGGAAGCTTCCCAGCAATGGCATAATACTCTGAGAGAGATTGCCAATCTGTGGAGCGGTGACATTGATCCTTGGACTCAAGATATTGTAGGCTCCCTGTGGGACGAACTGCATTTCCTGCATGGCCTGCTCATCTTCTGGTTGGAAGGTCGGAGCCGATGCGAACATGCACAACTCCAGAAAGGCATTCTGCGCGCGGTCTAGGGCAGAGGAAATCGGAGACACCTCGAACCCTTGACCGCGAATCCCTTGGTAGTAGCCATTGGTTCCAACCGCATATGGGAATACTGTGTAGGCTTGATACACATTCTCGAAGCGTCCGATCTTCTTATAAAGGAAGTCCTCGGTTTGCTCTGAGTCGTTGATCATGAAATGGGACACTCGCCCATCGAACTCCTGAACCCACGCATGAACTACTCGGATGCGTTGAGGTTGGGCTGTTCCACTTGTCCAGTAGATGTCATTGTTCTTGATCAGAACTTCCCACTTCTCCCAATCATATCCGCCATAGCTGGCAAACTGATTCCCGCCATTAGCGCATTCCATGATGGCTTTACGACAAGCTTCGACATTCCAGCCTGACTGTTCCGCTATCTCAGGATCTTTGATCAGTTGGTATAGTTGAGTGGGGGAGTAGAATCGAAGGCAGCACGCGATACCAAGGTTATCCTGACCAACCTCCTGATCTCGTTCCATCTTGAAATCCGACAAATTGGTTGCCTTGAACCTCCAGTCGAACTCATCCATGAAGTAGGTGATACCTACGCCATGTTTAATGAAGAATGTGCAGAGACGGAGATAAGTTGGGAAGAAGTCAGGCCATGATCGGATGCACTTCGTTACCTCCTGAGCAACGATCTTCTCTATCTTACGACGGTCGTTCGGATCACCAACCGTAGTGGGGCACTCGAAGATTAGTTCCGTGGCATTGAAAATGTCAGTGTAGCCGGACGTAGCTGCATCCAGTACGGACCGTGCCCATCCCCATGCCACATTGGCCCGATAAGATTGACCGTTAGCCGCCAGTGCTGCCGAGGAAAGCGGCTGCGCTCCATCATATACAGCGTCAATCTTAGCTCTGGATAGCGAACTCTGCGCGTCAGCAAGACGTAGCTGGTTCCAAATCTGCTGTAGTGCCCAAGCGTTACCAATCCTCGACTCAGGAGGAGATCCATCAGGGTTGAGTGTAGCTAACTTATCAAGGAGATTCGAGGTCATACAGCTACAGCTTCAGAAGGTTTATTGTTCAACAAGCGTCGAGCGGCCTGAATCTTCCGCATGACTTCGGCCTGATGCGCTTTCCGTTCAGGAGTCCAACTAGATTTGCGTTTGATGGCTTGCTTCTCCTTGCGCTTTTCTTGGATGGTTTTAACGGAATGTTGCACAACTTGTTGCGTAGCGATGATCGGCTGAACGGTTGGCGTCAATGCCTTGGCCTGATTCTGCTCCCAGATCTGCCGCTCCAGCTTATCCTGAAAGGAAGTAGCTGTCGTCTCAGGAAGGATCTCAGGCTTTAGTCCTGCATCCTCAATGCGGCCTCTGGAACTATTGCCAAACAGAATCAATGGCATGGGCGCGGTTGGACTTGTAAGGGCTGCTACAGGTGCAATAGGGGTCTGCCGTTGCTCAATAGGAATCAGCCCAGCATTACGAGGACTCGATACCTCTATGGGCTGCTGTTGGCCAAAGCTGGGGATGTTGGTCGGTACGGCAGGACGAGGGCTGAGCGTTGGTTGCGGTCGTGCAGAAACAGGGATTTTCTGGTAAGCTGGACGAGCTTTCTCCAGAACATCTACCAATGATCCATCCCGGCATCCGTGCAACAAAACAGAGTTGTTGCGTACAGGATCATTGTACTTGGCGTCCCAAGCCCAATTCGCATCATCTTCACAGGCGATCTGACCATCCTTGATCTGATAGTTCTTGGTTTTCCAATTGTTCTGGATGAGTTGCGTATCATGGAAGGATTTCGCTACCTGCCATTGAAGGAATTCGTAGAAAGGACGAGAGGTGGATACGACCCCTGGAAGGCTGGTGAGCCAGTCAATAGCACGAGCCGGATAGACTCCGCTCATGGCCATATGATATCCCGAGACATCTGCTCCCAACACCTCGCCATTCCGAGTTGCGTATGTCCGAGTTTTGGCTCCCATGAAGGCCCGATGAGTTGGGAACTTCTGGATAGGGCGATTGTAATCGGCGTAGTATTCGGACTGAAGCGCATCCATCCAGCCGTGCTGTAGCGGAACGCAGTCCATCTCCATCATCATCCATCCCTCAGTTGGGGCAATGATGGTACGGACGTAATGACAGATAGACTGAAAGGCGAAGTTGGGGGCAAGAGGCCAGCCCTGATTGTTCTGCTGGGGGTAGATGAAATGTCCCGTAGCTGCGAAATGATGGCCAAGTCTGGATGTCAACTCAGCCGCCATATCCGAATCATTGGGAGATGAACAGACTAGCAGAGAATGCCCTGCTCCGGGATTGGAGATGGTAAATGCGCGGACAAGAGGTTCAAGGAGATGCTTGTTGTTGGATGACGCTAGAAGGGCTAGGAGCATTTTTGGGATGTAATAAGGTTTCTACGCAACTTACGCAACACTATCTTTAACCGTCTTGTCCATGTGCTCTCGAAGATCCTTTGACGGATATGTCCTCTGTCTCTCGCAGGCAGTCTGATAAGCCTTCCAATCCTCAGTTGTGGTAAGGATGGTCAACCGATGATCCTTTGCTGGAGGCTTTGGATTATCGTTCAACGAGCGAGACTTTCTTGAATGGAAGAACCACGAAATGAGCGATATTACCCAAGGGGTTTACTCCGCTATCTCTGATGTTGAAGTACGAAATACGGACTTCTGTAGCCCCCTTTTTAATAGCCTCATTGATAAGTTCTTCAAGGGATTGCGCCTGAGAGTGAAGCACTTCGTTCGGTATGGAAAATTCCCACTTTGTTCTTGGATCAAGGTCATAAAGGCAGAATGAATCAGTTCTTCCTATTTGATCAGAAGAGATTGGAATCGTTTCGTATTCCCGCTCTCTCAAGTCGCCACTGTATTCGATTATCTCCATTATTCAAAAACAGGGCTAAGGCCATTCTTGACAGGCCAATCCTGACAATCAGCCAGACTCGTCATTGCCGGGGAATAGGGTTCTCCAGTATTGGCTCTCCACTGGAATACCTCACGAGGAGGAGTCTCGATGGTCATATTTCGGAGAATGCTGATCGTATGGGGTTTCGAGTTGATCTTTTCTCGGATGAGTCGATGTACTCCCTCTAGCTTGATGTCAGTCAGTTCCATGATGGCGTATGAATGTATTCATATAGAATTGTTGCGTAGCATCAAGAACTTTCGTACAACAGTTGCATAAATGGCGCGCTATTACTTCGTCGGCCCACCTGAGAAGGGCTATATCTCCAAGTATGGGATGCAATGGAAGAAGGGATATCCTCTCCTATTTGTTGAACTGACTTGCTTCCGGTTGAAGCTGGCTAAGAAGATACCCGCTGATCTTGGAGGGGTTGAAGCATGGCAGCACTTCATTCAGGTTACCAAGATGCTATGGCCCGAGAAGGATGGAGTTGACGCACAAGGAAGACGGGTTCCTATTTCGGTGAAGTTCGTATGGCACCCTTGGGCGGTAAAGATCATACAGAAATTATGCGCCAATGAGGTTGTTGCAATCGCTGGTGGGGGCGGATTTGGCAAGAGCGAGGTGCTTGCAATCTGGCTGATTATTCAATTCCTCTGTGACCCAAAAAACACCCTTTGTTTCGCTACCTCAACGACCATTGCTTCATCCAAAAAGCGTATCTGGGGTAAAATCGTACGCTATTGGTCGGCTATCGAGAAACAGATGAATTGCGGTAAGTTGGTGGACTCTGCCGGTATGATTCGGTATGTCGAGAATGGCGAGCCCGTGCAGGGTGATCTGGCAGGAATAACACTGGTTCCTGCTGAGAAGAAGAAGGAGAAAGATGCCCTTGCTCGGCTTCGCGGAATGCACCAAAAACGTATCATATTTTGCGCGGACGAACTCGGCTCACTTTCTCCGTCTGTCCCTGAAGCGGCCTTTATGAACTTGAAGTTGTCGGCAGATTACTTCCAGTTTACGGGCATTGATAATCCAAGCTCTTACTCTGACGCCTTCGGGGAAATCTCGATTCCAATTGATGGATGGAACTCCATATCTGTTGAGGATGAGGAGTGGAAAACGCCACGCGGAATCTGCATCCACTTTGATCTCACAAAGAACCCTAATATTTTGGAAGGATCGAAGATTTACTCATGGATGCCCACTCAGGAAGATATCGACGCTGAAATGAAGGTGCATGGTGGAAACACTGCTGCATTCTGGCAGATGTACCGTGGGTTCTGGACTCCTGTTGAGGTATCCGATCAGATCTACACTGAGGTTGAGGTGATAAATACGAAGGGTATGGAGAAGGCTGTATGGTTGAATGATAATCTTGTTCGCATCAGCTTTCTTGATCCATCATTTACCAATGGCGGGGACAGATCTATGGCCTGCTTTGCTACGGTAGGATTAAATCTGGATGGCTTCAAAACACTCCAGTTCGATGATTTTCTAACCTTCAAGGAAGATATTACAGACAAGACCCTTACCCGATCCCAGCAGATGATTATATGGTGGCGCAAAGCTTGCCTTGATAGAAGAGTTGCTCCTCGATACGCGGGTTACGATGCCACTGGTGGAGGCGGCCCGTTCGGGGACTCTGTGGACACGATATTCTCACGAGAAACATTGCGCGTCCAGTTTGGATCGAAAGCATCCGATTTACCTGTATCTGCCTACGATTCCACTCCTGCCTGTGAGCGGTATGTAAATGCCGTTACCGAAATTTGGATGTCAGGAAAAGAGTACCTTCGCAGCAATCAGATCAGAGGAATTACACGGGAACTTCTTCAGGAGATGTGCATGAGAAAATTGGATAGGTCTGGAGAGCGTAGTTTGAATATACGCATGAAGGTCATGCCTAAGTCCGAGATGAAGGCCAAGCATGGAATGTCTCCAGATCTGGCCGATTGCGCATTTGGTGCATTATTTCTAGCCAGAAAGTTGCTGGCCCTTGATTCGTCTTCTGCTGTAAAGGCTCAGGATACGGTAAATAAGAAGCCAGATGTTGATAACAACAGCTTTAAGCAGATGTTCAGAAAACTCGCCTCGGTGTACGATCAGGCCGCATGAACATATCCCACTCTGGAGAGCTTGGAGACGTTATCTGGTCGCTTCCGGCCATCAGAGCATTAGGTGGAGGCTCGCTATTTGGGGTTAACCGCCCATGGACGCGTCCTGAATTCACGAAAAGGATCGCAGTATTAAAGCGGCTTCTGGAATCGCAGGATTACGTTCATCACGTTGGACCGCATGAAGGACAACATATCGACCTAGACATCTCTCCATTTCGCCGATCAGGGTTAATTACGGGTCAAAGCATACCTGAACGCATCGCCCGATTCTGCCGAGCAACCCCTGATCTGGCTAATCCGTGGATTATGGTTGAACCAGACTCTCGATCATCTGGACGAATCGTCATTAACCAATGTGAGCGATGGACTTCATGGTTCATGCCGTGGAAACAGATCGTTGATACCTTTAAGAAGGATATCCTATTCGTTGGTTTGAAGCAGGAGCACAATAAGTTCCAAGAGCAATTCGGGAAGGTTTCGTATCAGTCGACAAATGATCTGTACGAAGTCGCATCCCTGATAAAAGGAAGTGAGTTATTTATTGGCAATCAGTCATCAGCTAACTCAATCGCTGAAGCAATGAAGCATCGGAAGATCCTAGCTGCCTGCCTGTATGCCTCTGATTGCTTATTCAAGGGCGACCATGCGACATACTGCATAGACGGCTCCCTATCCTTCGAGGCTTGCGGGAAATCCTTTCATTCTGAAGCTGTGAAGTTCATGCCCAGAAATCACTCAGGAAACGATTGGGATAAGCCTGCATTGCTTGCCCGAGTTCGACAACTCATGATAGACAATGGCATATGAATGATTTGAGGATCGGCTTTGGGCCAGATAGTGGTGATCTAATCCACTTACTCCCGACAATCCGGCATCTCGGCGGAGGAGATGTTCATTTCATGGATGTTAAGGGCCGACGTGCTTTCACGCCTAGAATCCCTCTCCTCAAACGACTGCTCGAACTCCAGACCTACATAGGCCAAGTTCTTCCTCATGCTGGCGAAAAGCTGGATTACGACTTCTCCGACTTCCGTAAAAACGGGATGCCATGGGGGGTTCAACTCGGGAAGATTCATTCCGACTACTTCAATATCCCAACGGACTTCTCCAAACCATGGCTGGACTGTCCGAAATCTCCTTATACGGCTGGTCGGATTATCATTTCCAAGACTGCTCGATATGCCAACCCGTTATTCCCTTGGAAGGAGTTGGTAACCGCATTCAGAGATCAGATTCTTTTCGTCGGATTGTCTGGAGAACATCGGGATTTCTGCGTCTCTTATGGACAGGTGGAGTATCTGCCTACTGTTGATCTCTACGAGGTAGCTACAGCCATTGCTGGATCAGATCTATTCATAGGTTGCCAGAGCAGCCCTAATGCCATTGCCGAGGGGCTGAAGCATCCCATGATCCAGGAGGTCTGCTTATGGGCACCCGATTGTTATTACAAGCGATCAAATGCGATACACTGCTACGATGGTGCCTTGGAGTTCTACTTCAAAGGGACACATTTCAGGCATGAACGAGGAGTCCAGCGTAAGAAGGTTACGAGAAATATCACTCCCCTTGGCGGTTGGAAGATGATAGTCGGCAACAACAAGCTGAATCATTACGACTTCCGTTCAATCATGATGCTGGCTCAACGGGAATACGAGGTTGCCAGAAAGCCTGTTCCCGATGATCTGGCTAGGTTGATCGAGGAGGCGACTTTTCCTGAACCTGAGATTCTGCCTGATTCCCCACAACTGTTGAAGGTGAAGGCGTTGATCGAGGGTTCGGCTACTCCTGTTCCAATAAGCAGTTAAGCCTTCATTTCCGCAGAAAGTGATTCCGTGAAAAATCTGTCCCTGTTGCACAACTCGGGAATCGCGCTCACCCCAAATGGCATGATCTTGAAGTCGGTAAATCCAGCCTCATCTGCCAATGATCGGAGAAGCTGCTCATCGAACAAAATTGTATGGCTCCAGCCCCTACAGAACTCCATGAATCTGGTGGCAGGCTGATCCTGATACATCCAATATGGGCCGTCGTAGATGTCCTTTAGATCTTCTCCATTGACATACTTGGTGGCGACTTTCTTTAGATCTGGAACGACGATTCGGAGAATGCCTCCTGGCTTCAGGACTTTCTTGGCTCCAGCAAAGAATTTTTGTACCCCTTCATGCCACGGAAGGTGTTCTAGCATATGGGTGCTGGTGATAAAGTCTAGTTCTTCTAGTTGGAAATTATTCTGAAGTTCCATAACAGAACCACAGATATCCGGTTTATGATCTTCCTGAATATCCATATTGTACCAAACCACGTCATCATGTGATTCATATCTGATAGGACCGCATCCCGCGTGTAAGCCAATTCTCATATTGCTGCTAGATCTGAGGCCCCATGGAGGCCCGCTTTATTGATGTATTCGATCACCTCATTATAGGGCAATCCATTGAGATTCTTGATCAGCCCCTTTTTATATCTCACCCATGAAAAAATCACATGGTCATTCAGATCAAGCGGAGGATAGAAAACCTCCCCTTTACCGGCCATGGCCCCAAGGATATGTTCCAAACAGGGCAAATGTTGCCCCGGAAATCTATCAGCCTTTGTGGCGTCATCCAGTAGCCGGTAAAGCTCATAGATGTTCAGGCTTTCCCGTTTGCAGATGAAAAAGCGAGTTGATGCATGATCCATCAGATGCTCCTCGTAACTCAATGGGGTTGGTTGACAGATGAATTTGTATTTACCAGAATCCAGCCACTCCAAGTATTGTTGAACGATATTCGAGTTTGGATCACGGAACAGAGAAACATCTCCGTCGATATGGCAGACATACTCTCCTTTAGCCAAGGCAACCGAGTCGATATAAAGGCGATCGTTATATCGGTGAATGTTCTTGGGAAATTGCCTGCGTGATACGGTATGACCATCAGCTATGGAAACATCGTCTGGTATTGGCTCAACCTCATCCATTACTGCTGTGATGTCGTATTCTGTTCCTGAGAAATAATTCTCAATAGACTTAATCCCATCGCTCCAGAAATCACTACTCCTCACACCCTGTAAACTGCCTTGGCCATATTGTCCGATAAATGATTCGTCCGAATTCCACCCCGGCCTGCTATCGAAATTCACGATGATACTGATCATCGGATTACCTGGGGAAGAAGTTCGGTAAAGATTTCTTCGCGGCTACGCGGGGTTCGTCCAGGTAGGTGGCAGATGAATTGCCCCGGCTCCCACTGACCTTCCTCCACAGACTTTCTACCCATAGACGGATAACGCTCCCATGGCGAGCTATTCAGCGATGGATGCGATAGTTCCTTGGTGGCATTTCGGAAGATCTTATTTTCGCTCAACCTGATAATTGCGTCCTGTTCGCTAGTTGTCTCCTCACGAAGCCGCAGGATAGAATCCAGCCACGCTTTGGTGATGGTGCTATTGCGTATGAGATAGGAGCCACAGTTCAAATTCCCAGATACATCCCTTGCCATAAAGATAGAATGTTCATCATCCAGCCATTGGCGAACATCTACTGTCATGTTGGTACAAATCAGGTCGATATCCACCACCCAAAAGAAGTCTGATTTATTTTCCTCAATGACATCCCTCACCCATGCAGTCTTTTGAACAGGGTAATGCCATGATGCGTCCCGGTAGAATGTCTCCAGAATCATGAAGTCATATCCCCACCGCTTGGTATATTCCCGTAAATTGGGTTCAACAATGGACCTAAGAGCCTGCCAGTCAGCTCCTGTGCAGGCAGTGAGGACGGTGAGGATCATTTGATTTTGGAAAGAACGAAAATGCCAAGTCCATTGTGCCATGTCGGAGAATCAGGAACTCCATCCGTGAGAATCCATTCTCTCTCAATCTTCACTTTATCCTTTAGTTCATCTAACGCATCACGGGTAGCTTGGCTTGGCCCACTCCAATCAAAATCATCACAAATAAACACCCACGTATCATCCATGGCATCCAAGTAATAAGGGATGGCCTTCTTCTGGGATTCATACGAATGTTCCCCATCGTAGCAGTAAACTTGCAATTTATGCTTAATGTCCTTCAGATCGACCTTGAATCCGTCTGAATTAATCACCGTTACTGATCGGGCATCTCCTTTGAATTTTTCAATATTCGATTCCAACTGTGTACGAACAGAAGGGTCACCAAAGTCTTGAGAAAAATCCTCCACTCCATATAGATTTAATGTAGGAGAGTTGTTCATACATGCGCAGAACGATTTTCCGCAATAAAGTCCGACTTCAAGGTATGCCGGATCTTCGATTGGAAGGTGAACGATGTTAGAAAATAGACGAATCATGACCCCACTCGTGAATCCCTTAACATCTAGTGCCTCTGCGTGAATCCAGCTTTGATGGCGCATAGCTGCTGAGATGGACTGGTTTACATACTCGATAAGAATTTCAGGACTGATACTCATAGATTATTTCTTTCTGCAAATCTAATTTTCATCATAAGATCCTTAATCTCTTTTACGAATGGAGCATACTTCACAAAGTAATCTTGTCCTTGAGATCCTCCATTCTCATATGTGGAAATAAAATAGTAATCCTTTTTTTGGCTTAATTCCAATGAACATACATGATATATCTCGCCAGTTCTAATTCCATCAGAATGATCACGAACACAAACTATGCGCTCATCTATTGAAAATGGAGGATGGATCATAAATTGGGAAGAATGTAATTTGGAATATACTTATCAGTTCGGTAATTGTCGAGGTTCTCCTGGCCATTCAGATAGATCTCGTAAAGATCATCCCGGCGAGTAAAGGCTTCGATATCCTCGAATTCATGCCCGTTACGAAAGCGCAGACAGTTGACGCCGTGTATCCATGGATAGCTCCATGCTAGATCGTCCTCCGGCATGGCCATAATAGTTGAACGCATCTCTCCATTGCGGAAGTTTTTAACGCCATGGCCCCGACAAGATACCCCTATCTTACTGCGCTCATTCATCCAAAGAACATCAGCCATCGGCTTCCTGGCGTACCAAGGGACATGACAGGTCGCCCAATTCCGGGTTGGCGGGTTGTGATCGAAGTGCGGGTGAAATTGATCCCATCCTGAGATGACGCCCAAACTATGCGTACTCATCCCCTTAAAGATATCCCCATGCAATCGAGGCCGAGATTCCCAAGAATATCCCCAAATAAAGCTCACCTCCAGGGGCCGAGCATTATACTCCTCCTGCGTCTGTGTGGGGTGACGGTCAAGATAACAGAGGAATTCGATAGGATTTATGGTTGAACAAGCATCCTTGGACAGGAGTTCCCGCTTAAATGTCATCTTGGGAGGGTTCGACCTAACCCAATCATCGAATCTATTCCAATCCGGCGTCTGGATATTGGATGCCTTGTTACGACCGAAGATGTGGGTATCTACCTGATCCCATGCTGAGCCATATTCCATGAAATCCAATAACACATAGGGCTTCCTGATATCGTTCAGTCGGTTGTTGAACTTGATGTCCGGGAAGAAGCTGACAGGGATGATAACTACATCAGCGTCATGGTGGCTACTGGTGACGTTGGGGAGATTATCAAGGATCTGATGCTGGATTGTGCCATCTATCTTTCCTGTGGCATCGGGGGACAGGATGGCGATCTTCATCCGATCTTACGTAGGGCCAAGTGAAAGCTGTAGGCATCAATTAACGGGCACTCATAAACTATCTCCCATGACCCTGTTTTACTGATCACCTTGTCCTTGAAGGTCTGTAGATTCCAGTCTGCATTTTTGTGCGCAAGGTTGTAGACAGTAGGATCATTTGCCTGACAATGGGCGCGGTACACAGCCTCATCTGGATTACAGTTCACCAAGTATCCACCCGGCTTGATAACCCTCCTCCATTCACTTATAATCGGTATAAGTCGTTGCCATTCAAAATCTTCTGCAAGATGTGATTGATATATAAAGTCCAATGAGTTGTCGCAGAACATCGAGAGATTGCAGCAATCGCCCTTCATGATCTGCTTGTCACCACCTACCCGCGTATATGGAGGATCTGTATCGAAGCTGATGGCATTAGGAGTGATTTTATCTCCACCAAATCCGAGATCTAGGCCGATGCCTCCACAGTATTTAGCGAGATAGGGACGGGCTAATGCAGTTTCGGACATAGACAAACATTCATACGTTACAATTCTTTAGCCTTCCAGCAAAATCCACGAACGCCTTCAAAAGCAATCTTCTGCTCCTCGCTTAATCCGTCCTTCTGGGCCGACACAGGAAACCAGATAGCTGCTCGTAAATTACATCCGCATAAATTACATGAGTTCAGCGTGTAATCTGCGGGTAGCGTTCTTTTTCCCATAAGCCAACCTAGCAGACTCATAATGGCTGATGCGCACGATCCGCAGCTAAAGTCTTGCGGTTGATTGTGGGGGCATCTGGCGCAAATCTCAGCCCTTTCTGCCGCTATGCTCTCATCCACGTAAACGCCTCCGCTCTTCACAAAGGATTGTAGGACACGAAGGAACCCGATGGCCTCCTTAAATCCCGGTCTTTTCTTAGGGCGAATCTTGGTATCCATGATCCTCTTGCAAACCGATTGCCCGTAATTCGGATTCTCCTTACAAGCCTGATCCAACAGTTCGGCCTCCCACTCCTCACCAAACGCATATCCGTTAGCCTTTCTATGACTCAATATATCGGATGTCCATGTCCGGTAATCGTGGCTCTTAAAGACTGCTCCTGATTCCGGCTGAGTGTACTTCCATCCTCCTGGAGGCGTGATGCTTCGATTGGTTATCTCGAATTCTACGGACATCACTCTTCCTTTTTCACCCACTCCACTAACCAGAACTGGCCAATAGTTCCTAGCGGATTCGCTTCGCTTCTGATATTGCGCCACTGGATTTGGAAATAACTTCCAGTGATGATGGATTTAGCCTTTTCGTAGGTATCTGACAGCATGTGAGAAAAAGTCTCAACACGCCTAATATCGTTAGTACAGATTTGACAAAGTGGCGTTTCCTTTTTCTGGAATAACTCGTTGAACAATAGATCGTGCATCCTCAAAGATTCATCAAAAAGGCATGAATCTACCGTTGGATTTCTTTCATCTTCGAGACATATTGACATTCATACATCATACCAGACTGCCTATTCCCCACAAGAATAAAGGCCAGAGATCTCAGGCATCTACTGGCCTTTTCGCCAAATCAGTTTATCCCGCGCAAGGATGTTGTGATAGGGGTCTATTACTCATTTCGAGGCGAACTATATGAATGGATGCAGATTATGCAACAACTATCTTCTGTTGCATAAAGCAAAAGCCGTCCAGAGATCACTCCCTTGAACGGCTTTATCTCCCTTGCGCGGGATGAAATTACTTCATTTTGGCTTTATTTGACTCAGGGAATACTTCAGCACCAGCGTCTTTGGCGTACTTACTGTAAATATCCAGCTCATTCTTGAATCCTTGAAAGTCTTTCTTCTCAAGCGTCTTCAGGTTTTTCATCATCTGAAATGAAAGCTTATCCCCGTAAGCCTTGGCGTAGTTGTACCACTCACCATCTGATATCGGCCTCCCAACTGTCGCTTCAACGGTAGAGCGAACTGGCGTAGTAGGGCCTTGGCCATTCTTCAGGATCAGCTTGTAGAGAGCCTGCTTTGGCGAGTTCTCGGGAATATCTACCACAATAGGAGATCCCAGCTTCCAGAACTTCGCGCTCATGGTATTATCCCGGATAGGATCACCAAGGGCATTGATAGCTGGTTTTCCGAATATCGGGGCTGCAAAGGGGATATTGGACAGCAGAGATCCCTCCATGGACGTTCTGTCGGTTGGAGTGCTGAAGAAATCAGAGATGTTCTTTGTCAGCGAGTTCCCAAGAATCGGGATGAAGGTCTTCCCGGTAAAGGATACCTTGCTAGCCAGTTGTTCCAACGGAGGGACAGGTGATTTGTAGTCGTATATCCCTCGGGTGAAAGCTGAATACGGACCTCGCACCATACTTGCGCTGAAGATTGATCCGATAACCTCGGCTGCTCCATTCAAATCTTTTGGCGCTCTGCGGCCCTGATTCTTCTTGGACTTGAGTTTCCAGTCATCCAGGGCGGCAGCAAATGCCGTAGCCCACAAAATAGCCTCACCGCCTCTACCGACATTCAGGCCAAATCTTACGCCATTGACCTTCAGGTAAATAGACCATGGCTGATACTTCTTTATCCATGCATCGTAATACGCCTTGTCGTTGATCTGAGATGGCCCGTTCCCGGTTACGACTAGGCTGTACTTCTTGTCGTCATCATCGCCAGATCCGCTTGCTCCCAGTCCTAGAAGTAGCGTAACAATCGTTCCCGCGATGGCGTCATTCATCCTTGCTCTGGTTTGGATGTCGGTAGCAAGACTCCTGGCATAGGGGTTGTAATCTGAGTTCTTGAGGATTTTATTGATACCTAGACGAACGAATCCGTAAGGAGAATACCACGCTCCATTGTGAACAGTTCTGGCCGGGATCATGAAGAACCCGTACATGATGCGTGTAAAGATACTGGCGGCTGCTGGATCTTTATTGTCTCCAGCGATTTTCTTCATAATCCAAAATGCTGGAAAACTCGAAAACCCGAGATCCTCCTCCTTGTCTTTCCCTTTCCGGCCAACAACTCCCAGCCCGTCAAGTAATGCGGCTCGCTCGACATTGGTTCCCGAGATATTTTTGTCGGCTAAAGCTCCGCGCCATGCATCTCGTGCTGCATCATTAGAGGCTGCTCCTGCCTCGTTAGGAGCCATCCCTGCTGCTACGGCATTCTGGTAATATCTGTTCTTCACCTCGATCACATAGGACAAGGCTTGGTTGATTTCGGACTGAGGAATCCCGGCCCTCTTCATGGTGGATTGAGCGTACCTACTGAGATTATACTGCTCCACCACGGAAACTGAGCCCTGATCGAGTGCAGATAGAACTCGACGAGTATAGTCCGCAAGACCAAACACAATCTTCATCATAGCTTTTTTATAATCGCCCTTATCCCAATCTGAATAACCGCTCTCCAAAATAGCTTTCAGGTTCTTATTCCCAGCCAGGAATTCATTCGTCTCCTTGGTGTAGACATCATTCTTCAATGCAAAAGATACCTCGCTCACCCATCCATTCATAGCGTTTACGAAATTCCTACCAACATTAGGAAGTTGGGCAGGATTAGCGGCAATCGCTGCTGCTCCATCCGTGATTACATCCCTCACTAGGAAAATGGCAGGAGAGCCTATATTTACCGCTGCTGTAGGAATACCGCCCAATGCCTGACCTGTGTAGTATTCGGAGATAGTAGCCTTCCACGATGGCTGGATCTTCGCCTTACGAACGATATCCATAATCTCATCCTGAGCCTTGGTCTTGGCCTGAAGGGTGGATGTCTCGCTGTTTATGATGTCGTCCAATTCCGCCAACCGCTTAAACTGTTCATCGCTAAAGCCAGTCCATCCGTTCTTCTTCGCAATCTCATCCGAGAATGAGGATGAAGGATCAAGAGCGCGGGATCGAACAGCTTGAAGTATCTTCTCCAGATCAGATTTTGCTTTAACGGGTTCAATCTTCTCACGATCTGCCCAGGGGGCATAGGTCTTGATGGATTTCTCGGCTGCTTTTATCTGGGCCTCCTCGAATCGCTTCTTGAGAACCGGAGCCATGGCCTTTGCAATATTCGTGGCCTGCTCCGTGGATAACCCGGCACTCCGGAGATACTGCATGATCGCGTCATTGACCCATGTCGGACTGGACTGCTGGCTAATCGGAGTAGCCAGTATTGCATCCACAATCGCCGCTAAAGGGCCTTTCTCGGCTGCATCCTGCTCTGCCTTGATCTGGTGGTTAGCCGACTTTATCTGATGCTCTCTCCACGTAACGTCAGCCAATCTCTGGGCGGTTTCTTCCGATACTCCGGCATTGACGAGAGACGCAATAAGCTGACTCTGCCATGGGCCTTTTCTTCCCATGTTCGGAGTGTTGGATAAATCGTCCTTGATGATCTTCTTGATGGCGTTTTGCTGGGGTTTGGACCATCCCTGTGTATCGCTCTGAGATTTAGCCATTCCCTCAATGATCCCTTCAGCGGTGGCGTCGGGGGTTTGGGCTGCGGCTTTCTTGGCGTCAGACTTCAGCTTTTGGGCAGCAATCTCTGTGGCCTTGGTCTGCATCATCCCATCAAAAGTCTTGTTTAACCATGATTCGAGAGCCTTGTATTCCATCTCCTTCCATGAAACAGCACCAAGCTTCCTTAGGATGGAATCTACGGCTGCTTTTTTGGCAGATACCTCATCTCCTTTGTTGCCTTTATGGAGATCACGCAACGTTGTGTTGGCCTCAGAAAGCTCTGTGCTGATAAGCCTGCGCATCATGGCGTCACTCACTGGCATATTCAGTTGTCGCTGCATGGAAGTATCCCATGCTGTCAACAGGGATGAGTAGTACGCCTTTGCCGCCAGCTTGGACTTCTCGTCAGAAGCGGATTCGATGGCCTTCTCCATATTATCCTTGATGGACTCACGTATCTTCTCATCAGCCAACTTCACTTTCTCCTTGGATAGTTCCTGCTTTCCGAGAATGGACGCCACTTTCTCGATATCCGTCAACTTGGTATTCGGAGGAGTTCCTTGAAGTCCCATGCCTTTAAGGGTCTGCTGGACGATAGCTGCTAGTTGTGCGGTCTGAGCCTGATCAATTTCAGCCAATGGGCCAATCTTGTTCTCGGTGGAGGCCAATGTTTTCCAGAATGTGCTATTCAGTGCATTTGCTCCGCTCTCCTTCAAGGTGCCGGCATACGATTTCACTCCTGTTGCTACCAAGCTCTTAATGGTCTTCTCACTCGCATTCGGCCCAGCTTCCGGGTTGTAAGTGAAAGTGAATTCTCCTTTATCGTCATAGCCCATCTGAGCTAGTTGACGGATGGCCTCCAACATGTCGTTACCAATGGTAATTCCCTCACGCTGGAATGTCTTCTGAATGGTCTGCTCAATGCCTTCAAATCGCTTCTGAAGTCCTTCCAGGGCATCCTCGGGAGTCAGCTTCATGCGGGTAAGCTCTTGCTTGATCTCCTTGATTTTCGCCAAATCTCCCAATGTCGGCGTTCCTCCTGCCAATATCCTGGCCGTCTGCTCATCCGCTTGGTCGATAACTGCCTTGGCTCCAGTGATCAGATGGCTCTCGAATTCTGCTCTGGATCTCAGGAATTGAGCATTCGCGCTCTGGCCTGTACCAAGTTCCGAAGTCGGCATCAGGTTAACCGTCGCCAGCAGATGATTCAGCATCTTGGAATCACCTGTAGCTGCCAGTCTCACGGAGTAGCCGAGAAGTTCATTCTGAAGCAGAGCCGCGCCCAAGTCGGTTCCTGTGATTCGGTTGATCTCTCCAGCGGCTTCATTGGCTTCTCCGGTTTCCAGATCAGTTAGGCGACCGATATAATCCCATGCGTGGGCGGTTGATTCTTCCGATGGTTGCTGACTTCCGTTGAAAGCTTTCTCGCGAACCGCCTCCTTGGCTGGCTCCATTTTGACAGGGTTGTAGAGATGGCCAACTTCCTCCACTCCTCCAACTTGGCTGCGCCTTGCTTCTTCTCGTTTGGAGAATGTCCGTATCCCGTCATCCTCCTTCTTGGTGGCGGCCCGTAGATCCTGTATATAATCATCACTGGCCAACTTGGCTTCAGTTGCTTGTTCAACAATACGAGTCTCATCCGTCTCTGCTCCATATTTGATGGGCAAGTATTGCGTCCGCTCTCTGGAGCCTGGGAAGATATCGTCAACCGAAGTAATCCCCTCTTTGGCGAGAGTTGATCGAAGTTGAGCGGTTACGCGCTTGATGACCTTATTTACCCCCTCATGAGACATGCCGATAAGATCGCCAATGGTTCGCAAGTCGTAGCCTTCTGCTCGCATTTGCAAGGCTGTACGCTCACGTCCAGGAAGCTTCTTTACCGCATCACGGATGATATCGAATCGTCCAACATCTGCACCTTCTGGAATTGGTTCAGAAGATACCGAATCAATCTTCTCCCCGCCTCCTTCATGGAGAGGTTCATTGAGGCTCTCGTATTGCTTGCGAAGCTGCTGCTCGTAGATCGTCTTGAACTGATTTCCGACCACTTGGTTCACGAACTTTCCGGAGTTACCTCTGCTCGGATCGAACTTCTGGATGGCGTTAAACAGCTTGAGATGTCCCTCCTGTTGAAGATCGTTCACATCCATGCCTGAGACATTGCTGAACTTGTAGGCGAGGTTCTTAATGATCTTGGCCGTCTCTTCGCTTTTTATGATGTTCGCCTGTTCATCTGTAATTGGACCGAAGGTCTGAACTAGGTTTGTTGCTCCTAGCGGACGATCGCTTTCACTTTTTGCGAAGAGCTTATCCAGTTTCGACCGTTCAGAAGATTCTCCCTTGGGGATGAAGTTTTTCGATGGATATCCGCCATTGATGATCGCCTCGTAGTCATTGATAAACTTGGCAACCTGCGACTTGGAAAGAATTCCGTCATCACCAAATTCCTTTACGATCTGCTTGAGATCACCAAATGCCTTGTGGAACCACTTCCCGATCTCATTGATGAACTGCTTAAAGAGCGATTCCGTGATCTGGCCATTCCGCTTTAGCTGATGTAGCTGTCGAGTCAGTTCTATGACGTAGCTGATATGATTCGGGGCACTCTTTGATGAGCTTTCTGCCCCATCATTAAGCTCATTAATCAATTCGCCAACTATCCGTATCTTGGATCGAGATTCCCAGAAGGGTTGGTAATAGAGGTTGTATGCGCCAACTAACGCTTTTTCTATAACATCCTTCTGCTTCTTATCCTTGATCTGATTCCACCGTTCAATGAGATCTCGCTGAAGTTCAACTCCCTTGTTGCGGATAAACGTGCTGTAATATCCCGGCTTTCCGGCCTCCTCCCATTGCTTACGAAGAGCCAGATGTTGCGCAACATGGATCGCCTCCTCCTCAAATACCTTTGAAATCTTGGCAGGAGATTCGTTCGACTCAAACGAGTCCGGGTTGATATTTAGTACCAGATCGCCATTACCGAGAAATCCTACATTGCTCTCTGTTCCATCTTTTTCAAAGGAAACCTGGATTCCGGCATCCTCAATTCCTTGCAGTTTGGAGAAATCGACATTCGCTAGGTCTTTTCCAAACGCACTCTCGGCACGACGTTTAAGATCCTTTGTCCTAGACGCTCGTTCATCTCCCAAATTCTTGTTGCTGACATTGGAAGCCTCAGTTCTCGATCCTCCTTCAATGGGGGCTTTGGGAGCCACTTGTGTAACGGATTTTTCATTCGGTGTTGTTTTCTTTGGTTTCTGCTTTCCTTTAATCGGCCTGAAATCGGTTGACAGTACATTACGCTGAATTTCTCCAGTCTGCTCATTCTTTAAGTCGTAATATTGCTCGCCCTTGGATTTATCGGATTCGGTTTGCGGGACGATTGCTTCAACTGTGAAGGGCGTAAGCTGCTTCCCGAGCATAACCCTTTGTCCGACTGCTGGTTCTGGAATAGTTTCAGGAATGCTTTGACGTTCTGCTTCGACGGGTTGTGAAATTGTAGGTTCATTTACTTTCTCGGCTTCTGCGGCTGGCTGCTCAACTTCTGCTGGTGCCAACTCTGTAGTTGCTTGCTCACTCGGGATGGCGGTTTGGGCTGGGGCTTCTTCATTTACGACTGGACGAGTTTCGCTTCCTTCTGCTCCTTGGTTAACTTGAGGCTCCGGTTGTTCCAAAACTCTCGATGAGCCTTCACTATTTGCGGGAATTCCTTCTTCTCCCGCCTGTGGTACGACTTCAAGGTTCGTTGTATTATCTGTCGATCTGTCATTTGCTTGTTCAACAATAGGTTCTTCGGGAATTACTACTGAATTCCCATTTTGTGCAGAATTAGTAGTTAGCTCTTCTGTATTGGCCTCTTCCAGTTTACGAAAGGCTTCATCCGCCTCATCAAGCTCATCTGTCAGTTCAGGCGAAGCCACTGAAGCCGGGGTATTCGCCACATGCTCAGCAATCTTCGCAACTGTTGCACCAGTCAATGGGGCGTAATTCTCATCGGCATTGGTAGCAGCCGCACCTAACCGTTCAACCTTTACATCCTTTGACGCCTGTTCGACTTCTTTCCTGATCTCAGGAGGAGTGGATGGCTCTTTGTGTAAAGCTTCGGCAACTTGATGCGCTCCACCAAACAGACCACCTGCTACGCCTCCAATAATACCAGCATAAACCGCTTCATTAATGATCTGCTCCTGGGATTTGTCTGGATTGGTGGTAGCTTTCTCGACAATCCCTTGAACGAGTTGATCTGTGAATTCCTCGGCAGCTTCAGCAGAGAAATCTATTCCGAGTTCCTTGGTTATCCCTAGAACGGTTTTCTTGGCTGCTTCCTTGGCCTCATTTCGGAATACCGACTCCACACCATACTTGCCTCCCAATGTGGTTATAATGGCCGTAGAAAGCCCTGTAGCGATGGCTGGGACAAAAGCAGCCTGTGCGGCCTCGTCTTCGGTTTTACCCTGTTTCTGATAATCCTCCATCGCTTGGAGATAAGATGACCCGAATTGCTGGAATCCTGATCCAACTACTGATCCCGCGAATCCTGCTCCACCAGCCTTTTCTAGGAGGTTGGTTGCTCCGGCTAGGGCGCGAACTCCTGATAGTCCTTTAACTGCGATCCCTGCTGCTCCACCAGCTAGTAATGGAGCAACGGTACTGATGACTCCTGCTGTGATATCGGCTACGGGCTTGGCTCCTCCGAGAAGTTCGGATTGTTGGGAAAGCTTACTCGCCTCGGCATTGGTATCAGCAGCCACATCCTGAATGGCGTCCTGAGCGATTCCTTCTCCTGGGACGAGTTGTGCAACAGCCCGCGCAACACCGTATCCGCTTTGGGCGGTTTGCTGCCATCCGAGTTTAGCCCCTAGACCGATTTGTCCAACAGTAGCGCGGATGTTCTCAATGGTTCCAAGGTCTTTCGACTTCTTGAGATAATCTTGCAGGCGCGCTGTTGGATCATCTCCATAGTTGGCGAGAGGGTTGTCCCGTTTGAAGGTTTTATACTCATCCGTGCCTTCCAGTACTCCCAGCATTTGATCTGCGGTCTTCTGGCGAATCTGTGGATAATTGGCAAGAGTTTTGGCCTTCTCCTGTGGAGTGGCATCCGTTTCCTCAACTGCCTTTTTGTAGGCTTCGGGATCAAAAGTCAGTTCAGGCTGTACATAGATATTCCCCTCAAGGGCAAATGCTGGAATCTTTCCATCATTCCAGTCTTTAGCCAACTTAGCTCGCTCTAAATAATTATCCTGCTTTTCTTTCGGAATTCCTGTAAAATCAGTGTCTGCCGGAACAGCCGGAACCCCCTGTTTGGCTAGAAGTTCCTGATCCTTCAGTTGATTGGATAATCCTGTCACCATCTCCAGCGGCGTCTTAGGCTGGGCCGCTATGGCCTTCTGCTGGGCGTTATCGGCCTCTCTGGCTACTTTGGTTCCCTGCTCGTAGGTTACTGGCTCATCGCCGTATTCCTTGGCTTTGGTCTTAACGAAATCCGCGAAATTGGTTTTCCCATCATTGTCGTTCCAGAGATTGTTTCCCTTGAAATAACTGATCGCGCTGTCGCTCCAGTTCGTGAGCTTCGCCATCTTCTGCATGGGGTCGAGAGATTTGAACGAATCATCTTTCTCGATGGTTTGCCACGATTCCGGCTGCTTCTCGATCTCGAATCCTTCTGGTAGGGAAGATTCGGGAGTTTCTATTTCAAAACCAGCAGGAAGGGCGGATGGCACGGCCTTTAATTACTACCCCGTCAAAAAGTTGACAAGGATTTACATGCCTTCAGAATCGCTTCCTCCAGTCCCCTACCATCAAGAGACCACTCTATTCGTGGACAGCCTGCGCGTCGCCACCGGAACAGCACAGTTGCTGCTTTCAGATAGGATTGGAAAGTTCTACCCCAAGTCACAAAACATATCGGGTCTGCCATATCCTCAAGCATATTTGATAGTAGAGGGAATATCCGAAGGGCTGATTGTACGAAACGTTCGTCAAAATGAGGTGAGTCCATGCGAAGATTATTGGGTCACCCAATTTCCGTCTCTGTAGATCTTGACCTCGCCAGTCTGCTTATTAACCGCCCTGGTTCCATTGGCGATTGGTGTAGGGGTGGCGCTGGATGCTCCGGCTCCGACCAGTGATCCTGGAGTAACCTTGGAATTTACAGAACTCGATTGGTCGCTATGCAGAGATTCATACTCCTGTAGCTGTTTATCGAGGAAATCGTATCGCTGTTTATCTCGTGAACTCAGGTCATCGTACTCCAGCTTTTCACCTTTTGGTCCTTTCAGAAAATTGTCATGACGCAGGGACATGGCATTGTAATCAGCGGGAGTGAACTGACGCGCTATAGCTTTCGCAGTTGTCGAATCTTCCTTGGCCCTGCTGATCTGCTTCTGGGATACCGCTAGGGCGTTAAATGGATCGCCGCCATTGGACGCCAATGCCTCATCATAGGCCGACAGCGCGTCTTCTCCGTACTTAGCCGCTTCTCCTCTTGTGCTGTTAACGGAGTGCTGCTTGAGTATTTCCTGCTGCGCTTGGGCTGCGGCTTGGCGTCCAATAAATGTGCGATCATCGGTTTCCTCAGAATGGACATGCTGCTGTCTCGTGCTAAGAAGCCGTGAAGCTAGTTCACGAAATCCAGGGTTTTGAAAAGCCAAGGGATTTGCTTTCTGGAATTCGGTGAACTTGGCCTCAAAGTCTGGAGATTTCGGATCGAAGTCGCCTAGCTGTTGTGTCGCCGTTAGTGCCTGTTGATTTACTCTTGTGTCGTACAGATCCTTTTTCTGGGCCAACACCTGGTTGAGTTGTTGTCCACTGACCTCAAGCTGCTCCCGTTGCTGCTGAGTCTGCAACTGTTGCATAGCCAGTTGCTCTTGAATGGGGACAAGCGGTTGGCCATATCGGGTTGTACGTAGAGGATAGCCGTTGTTGGCGTCTGGGAACTCGTATTCACTTTTAACGGATGGGCTCATTACGGCCATGTTCTGCATCCGTTGAACCATGGGCGGAATTGTCTGAACAGGCATACTAGGGTAGATTGAGCCAATATAGGCGCCTCCGGGTAGTGGCGATATGAATATCGTTTGAGCGATCAGTAGGGAAAGCATTCATATACTTACTGTTCGTTTTTCGGGTTGTCAACTTACTGAGAATTTGATGCAAAGCCGTTGGACTGCTGGACCTGTTTCGTACTGCGAAGCTTGTTCAACCAGTATTGGAGATTGGCGGTCGAACTGCGGTTTGGAGTAGAATACGCATCATCGGCTTGTTGCTGGGCATTTAGGCCGTATAGGGGCTGCCCTTGGCGAGTAGCTCTATCTGCCGCTATCCTCGCCCGATTATGCTGGCCGCTGGCGTAATTCTGGAGACTTCTGGCATCCTGTTCCTCTTGTAGCGAAGGAACCTCAAGCTTTTGAGATATCAGGTTACCTCTATCGTCGTATTGCATCTCTCCCAATTGTGCTGTTCCGAGAGAATTTGGATCAACCCCGATATCAGTCAGAAATTGGTTGTACTTGTTGGTCTGGAGATTATCGGCCTGCGCTCTGGTTAGCGGGATATTGCGTCCCTTCTCGTCTTGAATCGTTGGTGCACCAGATTTTCCACCAACTCCGTATTCTCGGATGTTTTCTGCCAAGGAGGCTGTTTTGGCTGGATCTGAGGCTACGGAGGCAGGAGAATCCTGTAACGGTCCGGTATAGGGTATCTGGGTTAAGCCGGAGTCTATCTGATCTCGTGTGCCTAGGGCGTCGTTGGCCGGGAGGCCGTTGATATAGGATGCGCCACCTCTCGCTGCACTGGATTGCCGATGCAACCTTTGGAATGTGGCGAAATCGTCCCTTGCAGCAGCTTCCTGCATCTGCCTGTCCAGTTCATCTTGGTCGTTCTTTTTGGCCATAGCGGGTTGTTTTGTTGGGCGAGGGATAAGCTTTCTGCGCAACTGTTGCAAGAATATGTTGATCGGTTGCTCTGGTTCTGAAATAAAAGGGGTTGCAAAGAGGTGGTGACGCATCTAACGATTTCCTTGGTTCAGAATAGATTGAACAAGGGCTCCAGGTCGCGTCACCGGCTTGGAGCCCTTATTTATTTCAATCTATGTCGCCAACCAGAATCGCAAAACCTTCTCGCATGAAGAAGATCAAGAGTGTCGTTATACGAGAGGATTACGTACTCATCACCGGAGATTTCCGAAAAGCCCTCATTCTCGGTCAGTTTCTGTACTGGACTGAAAAAGCTCGTGATGTCGATAAGGTCATCGAAGAGCATAACCAGCGTCGAACAGTTTCAGGAGAAGAGCCTATTCCGTATTGCGAGGGGTGGATTTACAAGAGCGCAAAGGAGCTTCGGGTCGAATTGATGCTGGATTGTTCCGAAGAGAAGATACGGAAGGAGGTGTCTCTTCTGAAGGATATGGGGTATCTCATAACCCGAAGCAACCCCCTTTATGGGTTTGATAGAACCATCCAATACCGCGTCGATTTTCTGTTCCTTTGTAGGAAATTGAAGGAGATCGGGTTCGGGTTAGATGGGTACTATTTCTCTGAACTTGGAGCGCATCCTGAGATTGACGCCATTCCACACTGTGTGGGATCGAGGCCACGCTATGTGGAAGCAATACCAGAGATTACAGGTTCAGAGATTAAAGAAAAAGAAAAGAAGGGGCTGTTCCATCCTTTATATCCTTATCCAAAGACGGTGGAAGAGATGCAGGAGATTCTGGAATTCCATGGCATAGAGTATAATCCAAACCACGGAGATAAGTTCTTTTTCGAGATGGAAGCATGTGATTGGATCGTTAAAGGACAACGGGTATTCGACTGGATATCGCTTTATCAGGCTAGGCTGAACTTTATAGATGAACAGAATAGCTGGTAGACAATCTCTTCACAACGGCAGCTTCTCCTTCAGCAACCCAACCACAGATGACTTCTAATTCTCGTTCGACGATCAACTCAAAAACAAACCAAGTTACGCCCCGCCGCACAACCAGTTGCACAATATGAATAAATGGAAGATGAAGAAACTGAAGGCCAAGCTCAGGAAAACTGAGGAGGTCGAACGCAAGATAGGTGATCCTATTTTTGGACCAACTCCATACGGCTCCGTAGGCGGTCCTCACAATGTCTGCGGATTCGCTCCTCCTCGCCGCAAATGGGATAAGCAAGGGGATGATGAGGGTGTTGAGGTTTAAAGCCCGCTACGGTCATTATAGACGCAGCAAATAGCCTCCCCATGAATACACCGCCACCAACCCCAACCGAGCGAGCCGACAACTACCGAGAGCTCCAAAAGCTCAGCCGAGCCAACAGGTTCCTTTTGATGTTTGGACGGCCATTGATCCCGGAAACTGTTCTGATCATCATCGAGCCACACAATGAAAAACTCGTTGAACCATAAACCAGTACTCACCGCAGCCCTGCTGAAGGAAATCTACAAAACCATCCGCGTGATAACTCCAGCCACTCAATACCGTATCGAACGAGTGGAGAACGGCGAAGGGGGATATCTGAATGTCGCCATCCCGGTTTACTCCTTGAAGGTAAAGAAAAAACGGGCACCCAGCGTAATTGCCGAATGCCCGTAGCGGGTAACTACTCCGCACTCACTGTAAGGGGTATTATGGTGGCAGGATCGGAAGATCAGGACAAGAGCCATTTGTTGCTTACAATGAAATCCTCCAGCTTATCCAAAGATTCATTCTGTCCGGGAAATCTGTCTCCACGCAAGGAGTGAAGAACTTCAATCGCTGTTGATGCACTTACAGCCATGCCGTCATTTATTTCTTTGCTTTCCAGCCTGAGCAGCTCTACAACTCGGTTGCAACTTGATGTTCCCCAGTTAAGAGGACCAATCCGTAAAATCTCAGGAATTATTTGGTGCCAGTATATTACGAATTCCATAATTGCTACTCTCTCCTCTGAAAAACCACCTCATAAGGCGCATACGTCCATACCGGATTCTCGATATACGAACGAACCCCAGATTTGATATACCTCGGAATGACGTATTTCATTGGGTCATCGATTTTATGCCGAATCGCGTTAATGTAGGAATTGACATCTTCCATGGTTCGAAAACGGTTTCCTTCGGGGAATTCGGGTTGTTTATTTTTCATGGGTTAATCGAAATTATCCGGCATTTCTTGACCGATACTGTGATACCATGCCTGTGATTGTTTCCAGTAGAAAAGATCAACAACATCCTGCCTCCTACGCCTGTCCCTTCCACGAAGCTTCTTCCTACGGCTGCACTTGGCATGAATCCGGCTACGGTCCAACAGAATCGTGCTGATGGATGATCCTATGCTGGTAGGGAATGCATGTTTCTCCATCCATACCTCAAATACTTTTAGTCTACGAGCGTTATCCCCATAACGGAGATTCTTTACTGTTCTTCTCCTGGGGAATTCAGGTGGTCCGAATTTCTTCCAATGTTTCATATACTGTATTCCGGCTCCATCTTTCTCCGTGCTGCACAGATAATCGGAGGCTTGTTGTAATTTCCACCATTCTGAATTATCGACAACACCGGAACAAGTTCTTGGATGTCCTTCCGGTATAACGTCACAAGTTCATGGGTGGCCTTGAGGTATTTCAGATACTCGTAGGACGATTCCTGGATTCGGGTTCTGTCTACACTCCACCTATGCCCATACCATTTTATCCCGCATTCCAGGAGATAAGCTCTTCTCGGAGTGTCATCAAACATGATCTGAATGTTCTCTGTCGGTATGTCGAATTGTCGGCAGTAGCCATCAGCAACCCCTTCCAGCCAATCACTCTTGAACGCGTAATACGGAATCTTGAGCCAATACTCCATGAACTCCGCTTTGGTCATATCGGATAACGGTTTCATACTCGTTCAACAATAGGATTCCTCGCCAGATTCAGCAATTCTGCCATTAACGACATTGTGCGGCTTGCGCCCTTTGCCATCATCTCACCCATTGAATCGACGACATAATGGTCGTAGCGATCAATTACGTGCGAATACGGTCCTATGGGCGGAAGGGGTTTAGATTGTTTGCGTCGGTAGTAGCTGGAGGATTTCATGGAGCAATCTTTACCCATCCATGGCGACGAATGATTTTCCCAGATTTTGCGAGGAGTGTTAGACAATTTCCCATAGAGCATCCTGCGCCTGTTTCTATGATAAGATCTTTTATCCGCTTCTCTATTCCGTCTGACAAAGCCATAAGAATCTTCTGTGAAGGCCCAATTACCCACGGTTGATATTTTGAATTATAGATTTTGCGCGCCCTAATTTTTTTTCGCCATCCGGTTCGTTTCTTTGAGTAACATATCAAGCATAATTCTCCATGAGTATTTGGAACAGTTCTACATGAACTACATAATCCTTCCTTAATATCTCGAAGTTGATTTTTCCTTTGCCTGGATATCGGGAGATCTGTGAATTCGTCTTGGATTGCGTTCATATTATTGTTCAACAAGTGGAGGCTCAGGAAGGGGCATCCAATGAGTAACTTCATTCATTTCTAGGCGAGAATCGTATGCGGTACTCCAGTGATTCGGTTTCCATCCTTGCTTCCATAACTTCTCAGCGGCAACAACTCCATAAGTCGGGCAGAAGATCAGCACTTCAATACCATTATCTGGTAGCCTGTTCTTTACAGGAATCCAGTTCATTCTGGTACCTCTCTCAACCCATTGAGCCGATCAATCTCCACCTCGGCATCCGCGATGATCTTCTGCTGGCGGCTTATCATATGGATGAGAAGTTCTTCTCGGGTGTCGGCGAAGTCCAAGAATGGTTCGATGTTTAGGTGGCTGCCAACATTCCACTCATATTCCATTGGCCCTTCAAGAGATTCGTTCCACATCCAGATCTTCTGTCCGACATTGATCTCATAAGATCTGTAAATCATTTCACCTCCTCCGTAGTAGCATTTATTGGCATGAGATCCGCGGGCCAGTTCTCGGACTTGATCAGCGAAATCCAGGGCGATGGGAGCTCCCGGAGATGCTTGATAATGCGTTCCTCGCATAGAAACATATCGTATTCGGGAGTTCCTAGTTCAGGTTCCTTGAATGAAGCGAACTTAACCGGATCAGGAATATCCTCCACATTGACGATAGGAAGCTCGCCAAGGGGTTTCCAGTACAAAGGAGTATCCAGATAGCACTCCCACTCGTATCCCGAGATATAGGAAGGCCCGTTATATGTTCCTCCGCGCCATTCCACTTGGGCGATATACTTGCCATCGGATACCCGTATCTCCTCGCCTTCTGGTGGAGGGTTGTGCTTTATGGGGAGCCAGCCGTTGTTGTTCATGTTGAGTGGATATTGACTTATTAGTTGACAGGATTCAACTCTTTTTGTAGATATCTTACATCAAGCCGTACCAGCGGCGTAATTTCTGGGGATGATGTTTGTTATGGGTTGAAATGATATGCAGCGTGGAAGGACATGCATGGCGACTAGCCCTGTAGTCAGAATAGGTGGACGTAAGGGCAAATCCCCATAAATTTAATAGGCCAATCGGGGCGATAAACGTAACGGCACTATTCAGCGGGCATCAATTCCCGCCATATCACTTCAGCCCATACAGCGATATTTGATAATTATGGTTGAACGAGTAATTTACCGGGGAAATGGTGTAACGGTAGCACGGGAACGCTAGCTTAAAACAGAACCAGTTCTTGAAGCAGTTCAATTCTGCAACCCCGACCAATTTCACCAAGTATACGTATGTTCCCAAGGCATATCCAGAACGGTTGAACGGAGTCGCCAGTCCCGACAGACAACAACTGGCCCAATTTGCATGAAGATTGCGGGATTGGCGGTCCCGACAATGGCATTAGCTGACCTGAAGCATGTGATGCCACTAGATGAAAATAGAAGTAGCAGGGATGCATAAACGACTTCTAGCCGCCTCATCGTCATGCAACCTCTTTTCTCGACATCTCTGCCTCTTCAACCATAATCCCCGAATACCCCTCAAAAGAGGCTCTGTGGCTGTGGTGCGTAGAGAGATTCTACGACGGGCTTGTTGATTTGCCTCATGAAGCACCAGGAGCTTCTTTTGAGGGGTAACTATATCCCAACCCCAATAGAGCCTAACTGGAAGGCTTGAGGGTCTATCTGAAGGCGAAAAACCGCCCCTCCCATTGACTCCTTCAATTCCTGATTGAGCAACGTATAAGCTGTAGCAAAAGCTTCATCCCGACGACCCGGATCACTGTTCTTCTCGTAAAGGATACCAGCCAAAGCATTCCGAAGAGCACCAAGATTCGCGGGAAATATTTCATCTTCATCCGTCCTAGCTGCGACATAACGGATCTTCGCTATAGCCTGAATGCCGACTGAATCCCAGCCCGAATAAGCCTGATAACGGCGTAGCGAGATGGAAGTTTCTCCCGGTTCGTAAAATCCGACCCGATAGGATAATCCGGTTTCTAGGCCATCCACTACTTCAAGGACATCCAGCAGCAGGTATCCGCTTGTAAGTTCTTTGGTGACAAACTGAATCTGTCCAGAGAGGATCTCAACTCCCGTTGTAGAAGGGCTGGCACAGGTTAGTCTGATGGCTTCTGAGACTTCACCATCAATGGTCGAATAGAGTGGCTGTCCATTGATCCCATTGGCTTTGTAGGTCAGCTTTTTCCCGACATCGGCTGAATTCGTGATGACGACGCGGACCTTGTAGTTGGTATAGGGCGAGTCGTAGGTTGTCGGATACCCATCTCCAAGATCATCAAAATTGCTCTGACCAAACCCCCAGCAGCCCCATTGTGATCTATCCTGTAGATTTTGGGTATACGGGAGGTAGCTGTACCAGATGTTCTGGATGCGTCCCGGCCATACCCAACCGGATTTCTCGAACTTAACGGCCAGAACGGATACAAGACGCCGAGGTAGAGTGAAGGTCTGAGCTTGAACATCTTGGAGGAAGCGAACTGGCTGAAGAGTTCCTTGCCATTTCCCGCCGTTGATCAACCGTTCCTGGGCAAAGTTGATGTATTGCGTAAATTTGTCGATATTCTCCTGAGAATCCAGATTCGGAACAACTGCATCAAATAGGGCCTCTCGGGCCTGCTGAAGTGTAAGACGCATTAATAATATCTTCCCATTAGATTGTTATAAGCCTGAGTAATTGAATCTGAATTAACTCCATGGAAGGCAAGATTCTGCCGATTGACGGCTCCTATAGTGGCGTTGTTTTGACTGGCGTACTTCGCCTCCAGAGAACCTGGCTTTGGGCCATTTCCCCCTTGCCAGATGTTGTTGCCCGGAGCAGCGGGAAGCAGTCCGGCATTTCGCCATGAGTCGAAAATGACATTACGATCAGCAACGGATGCAGAGTTGAGATTATTCAGGCTTGTCTTCCAGTTATGTTGGTAAAACTGATCCCCAGCTTGCTGGGCAGCAGCAATCTTCTCATACTGATTATTGGCCAATTTGTCGATTCGCTGACCTTGGGTAAGATTACCGAGAGTATTGATCGTGGTCGTATCTCCATTCCTGCGGAGGGCTGATGTTGGGAGCTGATATCCCAATAAGCCAGAGCTTGAACCAGAACTAGTGGCTCCTGAAGTAATCGGCTGACTCTTCATGTTGCCGTAAATGGTGGAAAGGGTAGCCATATTTTGATTCACTGATAAATGAGTTACGCAACTGTTGCAAGGCTATTTCAAAGGCAGCGCAGAATTCAGTTTATCCCTTCTATTCTGGCACCCGCCGCATTTTTTAATACTTGTTCCCAGTATCCGATCAGAAATAACCGCAATAGGATGGGCCATTAAAGCAATTATGTCGCCAGCTCCCTTGATAAAGGGACATTCTTCAGGCGCGCCAACATTGCTTCTCCAGGAAGCATCGGATCGACAGGTTTTGCAGTGGACTCGACTTCTGCAATGAATTGAATCAACCCAGTTCATCCGATGCTCCCTTCTCCATTTTTTGAGACCAAACTGAAGTAATCAAAGGAAAATGCCCCTGTATTTGGACAATCAAGGATGCTTGCAGGAGGATTAACCGGATCATCCATAAAGATGGTAAACTGTATACTTCCAGATACTCCTAAAGCTCCGCAATTCACTTGAAGGATAATATCTCCCGTTTGTTCTGTAAAAGGCCCGCTGCAATCGGATGTGTCATAAGTCTTTAAACTCCATTCACCTATGACCAATGTTCCAAAAACAGAACAAGATATCTGACCGCTTCCGGTATAGATAACAGGAACAATCCATGAACCATTTAAACCAGTAAAACTCCCGAATGACGAAGAGGATGGAGAGTTCGTAGTGCAGTCAGCATCCTCAAATCCACTCAAAACAATCGTAAGCGTCTCAGTAAATGATGAGTTGAGATATCCCTCGCAACAACAACAACAACAGAGAGAGCTTCCCGATGCCCATGGTACATTCATTATGTGGAAGCTGTCGCCAAGGCAAAGAATGTTTTTCCTGCACAGTCGGTAAAGGATCGGAATTGGGCCACCGCTCCATTTGGAAGACCAGTTACATCTATTGTGCAAGTCTTTCCGCCATTTACGATTTCTACCACTCCATTATATCCAATCGTAGCGGTATTTCCTGATCCATCATCGAAAGAAGCTCCAGATACCTGGATGGTTGAGGTCGAGCTTTCGCACGGAAATGATACAGCAGATGTTGAGAGCGTGTTGGCCTGAATATCATCCGCACAAGTCAACGGCGGCGGAGCTGGGGTTCCTCCACCGCCCACCCCATCACTAAATGGAGATGGCACCGAAGAATAAGCGGCTGTGGAAATATTGGGATCGGAAGAAGATCCCATGGACGTTGAAAGAGCATTGTTCAGTGCATTACCCCCAAATGGTGGAACTTGAGGTATCGGGATGCTTTGGTAGATATAGTCGTCTTGCGCCATATCGTTAAACCATAAAACAGGTGGTAATGCGCTTCACAAATAAGTTTCCCCTGTACCGCTTAATATCGCATCCAATGATCTGATATGTGCCGCGAATAGATGAAATATATTCATTTGCCGTAATAGCGGACGCAGAAAATGTATGAACTTCAGAAAGATCGCCATATCTTGTATCTGCCGTGAATGCCACCGCTGTGGTTATTGCATCATTGAGGACATTAGAAATAGTGATCTGATAAGATACGCCTCGATAGAATAGTGTCTGTACCGGAAGCACAAAGATCGTCTCGCCAGTTGGCTCTCCGTCACTGAAGGATGTCTCAGTTTTAAGTAATGCCGGAACCTGCGGAGCATCTTCTTTATCAAAATACCAATATACCTCTGATCTATCGGGATCAGTTGTTAATTGGTATTTGTCTATTGGTATGTCAAATACCAGCGTTGGGAAGGCGTATGTTCCCGTTGATTCCTCCTCGAAGGTGGCGGGGAGGGCGAGGAGATACGACAACACGCGCATCTTAATATAAGCTGTTTGGGGGTCTTCCTTCGCAGCGAGGAGCAGGGGAACGGTTGTCGGGTCGAATGTATTAGTTGACAGAACCATCTGCCTGCTAGTGCTCACCATGCAGTTCAAATTCTCATCAAAATCTGCCGATACAACCAGAGGCCCCGGAATTACGCTGTAAACCCTTGCTACCTTCACGTATTTGCTTTGGATCTGTTCAGGGGTAGCCTCATTAAGCATCTGTTCCTGCACCAATAGAGCGTTGCTGTACTGAGGATCAGGCGTAAGTGGAGCGAGAGGACCATTCGGGCCTACGGGATCAGTGTTGTAGGAATCTCTGGGATAGACGTATACCCTTGTGATCTGTGGGTATGCCGTATTTCCGTCTTGAAAGGTAATCCCGGATGTGTTGTACGAATCCTGATCAACACGATCATTGACGTAGATTCGCTCGTAGTGCCATCCGTTGGCATCTAGGGCTGGAGCTTGGAAAACAAGCTGATATCCAGGGTGGGAAATAGGATATGCCCCATGGTCGATATCGTCCCATAACGTACCATACGTATAGACCTGATATTTCCCAATCTCAGCAGAAACATATTCCGTTATGACCTGGTCCGTTACGATTGGTGTCGGGAACGACGCAACTCCCTTGGCTAAAAGAGGGTTACCAATAGGCTTTTGTTGCTGTTGCGGAGGCATCGTTGCGGGCTGTTATGCAACACTCAGCGCAACAGATCAAGCTTGAACTCTACTACTCACCATCAGAATCATCTTCTTCCTCGTCCCGAATTCTCCTCATAGCCCTAGCTTCATCATCCCGTTCCAAGCGTTCATCTGAGTCCAGCTTATGGCATAGGTCATCGTATCGGTCAGTCATGGCTGTGGATCTTGAATGACCAGCCTGAACCCCTTGTCGTTATGGTCAAAGCCCACCTGCATATAGCCGTCGCATAAGGACTGCATTAGGGAATAGATTGATATAGGAGGCATATCGATCATCTTATCGGGCAATTGGTCGATCAGGGACTGAGTTTCACTGTCCATCACGCAATCCTCCAGACCCGAGTTCCCTTGATACCGTTCTCCTCAACTGTGCGGCAGCGGAATTTACGATTCCTCCTACGTCCCATTTTCGCGCTTGCTGATGAGATGATACTTATCGGACCCTCAATAAAAACGCTATCTCTTATCTTCATAGTGGCGAATGGATATTTCGATTTGCGGCCACGCTGCTTGATTCCGGGATATGGTTTATCCTGATCATCAATGAGGGATTTCAGGATGCGGATTAGTAGCTGTTTTAGCATATTTATGGTTGAACGAGTTGATCAATATGAACTCCATGCGCTGAGTACAATATGAGCAGGGCCGTCAATGGATATTTCGTCGCAGGAAGAATGGCTCGGATCAGTCCATTGCGCTGAAGGGCATCCTCCATAAGTAACAGCCATGGATCTAGCTTCCTTTTCAGAGAAAGCGCGGATTACGTGAGAATAAGGCTCGTCTGGGCTGGCAGTAATTCTGGTGATGCGAAAGAGTTTCATGATTTTATGGTTGAACAAGTTTCTTCCTGACAGGGCTATGGAGCCACGCTTCGTGCATTGCGCAGTGTTTAGTTCCCGGCACAACGGGCTCAGGACATAACCTGCAAAGCCCTCTGGCATTTTGTTGGAACTGCCAAGCCTCCTGTCGATTCATTCCGAGAGACCGATAAGCTGAGGTATATTCGCGTCTGGATGCCTCTACCTGCCCCTTGAGTATCAAAACTGAGACTTTATTGTCCCTGTGCTGTTGAAGGGCTGTGGCGTAGGTCTGACGCTTGAGTCGGGCTTCATCTGCCAATATTATGAGATTGGCGATGGCTTCTTGGGAAAGGGCTTTTGACATGTCGTAGTGTGGATATATACGACATCAGGTGATGGGTGTCAACTTACTTGCCGAAGGATATCCTCTGCCTGCTCAACTATCTCCCGACAATCTGCGGAGTTGTGGACGTACATTCCGTCCCTGATAACAGGTTTGCACCAGCAGGTTTCTGGATAATCCAGTTCATGCTCCTCCTCGTCATACAGGGGATAGACGTTTATGATGGTAGGTTGATCAATGTTCGGTCCCCAAGGCTTATTCATAATTCACGAGGACGCACGGATGGTTTATCCACAAATGGAGCATCGCTCGCCCCAACCGGTGCCCCTGAGAGCATCCGAAACAGCCCAGCATACTCCTTGTTGATATTATCCATGGCAGGCTTCAGCTTAGATGGGTCGGCATAGATGATCTTACGATCTTTGAGGGGTTTCATTCTGTGATGGTGAGGGTTTCGCCGGGGGCGAGCTTTCGGACTTTGAGCGTATTATTATCTGATGGAATCCAGTAGGCGTCGTTATTCAACCCGTAGCAGCCAATCTCATCATCAACACTCAAGCAACAGATGATGTTGCCCAGGTATTTCCCTTCGCAGTAGTTTTCCACAATCTCAGCAAAATCCCCTGGTCGGAGATCTGCCATGGTGAGTTGCTTTTGGGCTGGGGCGGTGGTGAGGGTGAGTTTCATTTATTCTTTCCAGAGATTGAGGGCGCGAAGATATGCCTCGGCCTTTTGGGCGGCTGTAGCGTGAACCATTGCCCACATGGAATCCACGGAAGCAACGGTTCCGCGAACAAGGATGGTGTATTTGTGGCGTTGATAGGCGTTGAGAGATTTCTCTGCAATAGCGCAGGCATCCAGTGAGCCGTGGAAGTTGGGGAGATCGAAAACCCTTTCATGCGTTATCTCGTTAACCCATCGGAACAGGAGCATGATGCCTCCACGCTTGATTTCGGGATGTGTATCTGAGTCAGCAGGGAACGCCTCCCTCCATCCAAGGGATTCAGCTATAGTGATGTTCTGTTCTTCTGGTTTCATTGATCTTCCTTTGCCGCTAGTTCACGGAGCATAGCCAGCAGTTTATTGTAGTTATCCACTGCCTCTGTGCAGCCCGAACAGGTGCAGGTGTGGCAGTTGGGGTCAAGGTCTTCTAGGAGGGTTATGGCGGGTTGTAGGTTCATATCGTTAGGCGATGGGTTATTCTGCGTTAAAGGAACTTAAGATCGTCTCGATAGGTCCATCCATAGACACTACTGTGCAAACAGATAGCTTGGGGTCAATCCATTTGCTAGACGGCTCATCGCCTGTGGTTTTGGAGGCTTCGATGCGAGCATTCTCCTCAGAGTCGGCCCGGACAATGTGGGCGTCATATTCGTAATATCTGAAGCGAAGGCGACGGATTAGGTATAGTTTCATTTTATTATTGAGAGATGAACTTCCTAGCCGAATCCTCCAGATCAGCCTTCTCTTCTGGAGAGAGCTTGGAGCATTCCTCGCGAAGGAGATCAGCGGCATTCTCGATATCAGCCGAGGTGAAGCTGATGTGCTTTAGCCCTAGATCCAGCTTCTTCTGGAGATTGGCCATGTAGATTTCTTTTTGGGTCATGGTTGAACGATTATTCGAAATCAATGCGAGTCGCCAGTCCGTACCCAACCCTTTCAAGACCTGCGAGCATAGCTGCCCACATGAAGTATGTCGGATCAGAAGTTACGATGGATGGGATGACCCCGAGAAGGAGTGTGCCTAGGATTAGTTGGACGATGGGTTTCATAGGATATATTTCTCAGGAACGTCCTGATAACTAGTTATGGAGACATCTCGGCCAAGCGGTCCAAGGACGACATGCGGCTGATCTACCGCTACCGTAACTACAGGCTTTCCGGTTATTGGACACAGACCGCGCCACATCTCAACTCCAGTGATTTTGGATTTACCATCCCGAGCCATAAAGGAAACCGTGGGCATTTTGGTCATATGAGGACGCAGGATCGGTCTATTCACAAGTGCAGCACGGCACGCCAGGAGACGCTCCCAGGGCGGCGATGGCTTCACGGATGAGTTTCATAGGATGATCAGTTTCCCGAGGTTGGATTTTTGGAGGGCGGAGATTTCATTCACCCCATATCCGGCTAGAACAATGGCTGTCCCGCAGTTGGCCTTTGCCCGTGTGCCGTCGATGTAGTGGAAATGTGGTCGTCCTTTGACGAATAGAACACAAGACGCCTTGTTCCAGACGTGATCATGGAAGGCCTTGGTTTCGGTGGCTGCTGGGATAAGCATGATGCCGCTGTTGTGTTGAGCCATTTTCGCCATCCATTGTGGGCGTTCATATCGGTTAAAAGGCGGGTTACAGAATGCTCTGCCGTGCCAGCATTTCTCTAGGCCATTGGTGGAATAGTGGTGGAAGGCGGTGTTCCATGGTCGTTTGTCAATATCAGGAGCACAAGGGTCGAGGTCGAATGGGCCTAGAGCAGAAAGGATATCAGGCGGAGTGAGCCATTCATCGTTTAAGCCTTCGGTGCATTGGTGCTGTTTCATTATGAGGACGTATGTTTCAGGAAACTATTCGAGTGGAGTAAGCTGCCGCCAGTGCCAACGATCAAAGGACTCCTGCACGGATAAGCTTCGGCTTTACGGACACCTTCTTGGCGGCACCTGTTGATTTACGTGAAGGCTTGGAGTTCTTGAGCTTCGCCACAATCTCAATGGCTTGGTTTACCTGCTGTTTGGTTACATGCCCTCCAAAAACAAGGAGTTCGATAACCAGCTGGTATCGCTCCTCGGTTCTGACGAGTTCTTCGGCTACTTGGTGTTTGGTCATAAAATCGTTATGGGATTGCCATTTTGGGGCTGTTCATGGCTGTTTATTTGCTCTCCAAGCCCTGAGATACTGACGCTCCTTAACCCGAGCAATCTCGCCATGCTTCTCCCGCCACTTCTTCTTTCTCTCGGCATTGGAGGCTGGAGCGGTACGAAGTATCCCCTTTGAGTTCAGACTAGCGAAGGGCAATTCAGGATTAACCCCGAATAGAACAGCTTCCAGCTTTGAGCATCGGAGAACAAGCTCCAGAATAACCCGCTGAAGTTCCGGGATGGCGGCTGATCCAGATAGTTTGTCGAACATCTCCTTGTTGTCTTCTCCGCTGAATAGGTATTTATGATCCATAGTGAATATCGTTATACACTGTGATTAACATTATTCAAGAAGATTTACGGATCTTTTTCATAGCCTCCCGCTGACGAGCTAAAGCAACATCCCGATTAGCCGCCCTCCATTTGGCCTGACGCTCGGTATTCGTCATAGCGCGGCCTGTAGGTTTGCGCCCTACCTTTGAATGGATAACGGGGCTGTCCTTTTGTTGAGCTACAGGAGTGGCCTTATTTGCAGTAGAGATGGGGCTAGCTGACCTCGGAGGAGCAATCTCCTTGATCTCTATGTCCTTGGTGTCGTCAGGCGGTTCTACGGCTCCCTGTGGATTAAGATCATCTGCGTGGTAAACCTCTCCATCGTAATCTGGGAATTCCTGGGCATGTTCCTTGGTGATTCTGGTGGCCATAATAGATCACGGATAGGTGAATAATGTTAATCAGTCAATAGGGAATAACGTTATTTGGAGATGTGCGTAACGATGTGAGTAACATAAAAAGAAAATAAACTTTTATCTCGGAAAAACTTTATCCGGTAATATACAGAAATACTTTATTTACAGGGACTTATGTAATGATGTTGCTCGTCCCTATTAGCGGGGTGGCATCTGGACCGGTGCCGTACCCCTTCACAAGCAATGGCACAGCCTCACCCAGCGGCCCGTCCTCACGCCCTACACGGCCATAGCAGACCACAACACAAGAATGCTTGGCATAGGCAGGCTTGAGGGGATCAAGGGCTTCTACGGGTATTCTGGAGCGATATCGGGATTACGATGTCGGGACAGCTACGCAACATCCATTATATATGACCATTCATATCTGAACCTATGGGCCATTTCACCTACGTACAGAGCGTTGCACGACATCTCCGTGGAACATCATTCCGGTCATTTCGGGTAATCCTGCAACAGGTTGTTCCCTTATGTGGAACATTTGAGCCGATATTGCCGGTTTATCCAATAATCAGCCATAACTATACGATTTTTCGGAATATCTTGGCTCTAGGATGACCGCCATGACCTCAGAACAACACGAACTTACCTCTGCTATTGCCGACAACTACGAGGTCAGCTAGGCTATTCCAGAGCCTCAGAACCGCCAGATACCGATATTTCCTGTATCTCGTCTGCTGAGTCGCCCAGCATTGCGAAGTTGAAGGTGTTGTTAACCTTCGTGGAGTCGTCATTATCGAGTCCTGCGGCTCTCCTGGCCATCTTATCGACTCGTTCGAGGTCTGCCCAGTCTTTGATCTCTGGAGGACTGATAGCGGCTTCCTTGAGCGCATCGTTGGCTACCTGAAAAGCCAGAATCTTGTGCATTTCGCCCTTTTCGGCCCAGTTTTCAGCCGAATTCAGGGCTATTGCGGTGTTGTGTGACCTCTTCTGTGACAGCTCAGTAACAAGCTTTCGCACTCTTTCGGGTGCAGGCCATGCTTCTCTCGAACACCTCTGGCGAAGGGCATCGTAGGATAATCCGTATCTCTCGGATGCTTCTCGCTGGGATAATCCGAGATTACATACTGCTTCTCGGGCTAGGGTCCATCTGAGAGACTCGGGATAGCTCTTTGGGTTTTCTGGCTCTGGCTCCTCTGAGGCTGCTACTGCACTGCTCATATATGGGGATTATTCTTATCTCTCTGCTGAGTGTAGAGCAAGCCTCATGTTCGCTCCCGCTGGCGGCAGGAATGCTGCGCTTGTGTAGTTTCCTTTGGGGGACGTCCTCAAGTCTTTTGTGTAGTTGACAGACACAACCTTGCGCAGTAGATACTAGCATGACCGCTATCACACTCACTGACTCCTCTCTTACTCTCTTCACTGCTCTCGTCAAAGACGCTGGCAACTGGTCCGGCACTCCTCTTTGGGGCGGCAATGTCGGCGGATCTGCTGCTGACAATGGCAACCTGACTGATCTGAAGATCAAAGGGCTGGTAACAACCTTCGAGGACGAGGGCCTTGATTACGTCGAATTCACTCCTCTCGCCAAAGAATACGCCGCAGAACTCGGCCTCTCGACGGCTTACATGGATTTCAACTACTAGCCTAACAATCCGATCACACCATGAAAGCTACTCACTCACAAGGCCCTTGGAAGATTGCCGCCAGATTTCCTAACGACAATGGCCGTATCCAAGTCGTCTCTCCATCATCTGCCAAGGTCATCTGCGACATCTGGAAAAGCGATTCAGCAGAGGCAAATGCAACCCTGATCGCCAGCGCACCAGGTATGGCCGACTTCATCAAACGCGTATCCACCTTCACCGGATATCTAGCCTATAACGAATCTATGCCTGAAGACTCCACGGCTGATGCTGAGCGCTTCCTAGCCCTATTGGCTGAAGGTCGCGCTCTGTATGCCAAGGCAACTCAGAATACCCTTTAAGCTCATGACCCCGCACCCCTTCTTCACGGCAGTCGGCAATCTCCTTCTCCTCATCGCCACCCTGGCAGCTTTCTCCGCTATGATTGCTCTTGCTGTGGATACCTATAAAGCAGAGGTGAAGATTCAAAAACTCGTTGAATCCCGGTAAGTTGACAGAGGCATTTCTCGCTAGTAGATATAAGCTCACACACTATACTTATGAACATTACTCAAATTGGAATTATACACACCGAACTTGTTTGCAATCAGGACCAAACCAACGAAGCTGCTCGCTTTGTCCTGGACTGGAACGGTGACAGTGAAGGCGATAGTCCGCTTGAATTCTACTATGCTGATGCTGATGTAGACGATATTAAATTCTATGTTTTTCCTCGCTGGGGCCATAGGGCCAGCCGTTCTTCTGATTTTGATCCAATCGAAGTCTTTACTGATGAATATACAGCCGCCGCCTGGGTCAACGAAGCAAATGATAAAGCCTTGGCGGACATGGAGGAGGTCGAATGGATTGAGCTCCCCAAACCGGTTGACTTCATTTACTTCGGCGGATGCTCGGAGGGTCAATATCCACAATCCCGGATAGCGAAGATCACGGCGGTTTCGAATGGAACAGAACTAACGGGCATTGGTTACGGGCATGTTACTTACATCCGTGACCGGCACAGCGCAGAAGCGCTCAACAATGCCATCAAGGACTTGATTGCAAAACTTGATGAACTTTAATCACTCAATCAAATGAAGCTCTTCGTTATTCTCTTTATGCTGGCTTTGGCTTCTCCTATTTACTTGCTACTGGTTATCCTTGGATTCGCCAAGCTGGCGTAGTTTGCTGCACTCGATAAGTTTCCTTTCCTTACGTCCTAAAGCCATGAGCACCCCATACACCACCGAAACCCCGCTTGCCGACATCCTGGCCCATTCGTTCTACCCTCGCGATTCATCCGATATTCGGGCCTTCTATAAGCTCCGTGGCTGGTACGGGCAAAGCTGGATCAACGAATCGACATTGGTTGAAGCCTACAATCTGGCGATGGATCCATCTCGCGAATCTCAGTAACGCTTGTTCAACCATACACCCTAGTTGACAAGCTCGACATCTCGAAGTAGATACTAATCGTTAACTAACCATTCACACACCAACTCACATGAAAACACTCACGAACACCACTTCAGACCTACGCTACACCGAAACCCGCTCCAAAGGCAAAACACGATGCACCATCAACATCCATCTAAACGACAAGTGCAAAAACGGGCATGAGGATTTCAGCATAACCGGGAGCACCCTCGAACTTCAAAACGGTAAATGGCGGGAAGGCTCCTGCGGTTGCATCCACGATATTCTGGAGAAGTTCTTTCCCGAGCTGTCCGCTATCTTCGTCCCTCTGCACCTCTGCGACTGGGAAGGCTCTGCAATGCACTGCGTCTCGAATGCCCGATATCACCTCTTTGGAACCGATCCAAAGGGACGCCAGTATGCCAGGGACACCATCCGCGCCACGGAGGAGGAACTTGACGCCATTGTTGCCAAGAATCCCCAGACCAACGACGAATTGTCCTATATCCTAGAAGAAATGGGGTTTCGTACTCGCTGGCAGGCTGAAGCCAAGGCAGCAACCGCCAAGCTAGAAGAACTCACCGGGAAAACCTTCAAGAGCACGGCAACCTGCCAGCAATGGCCCAAATTAAGCGATGAGGAGGCCGCTGTGATTGAGGAGCGCGAGAAGTCAGGGTTCTACCTTCCTGAGAACGTCGCCAAGCGCGAAGAAGCGAAACGGCTAGCCCTTATTGCCAAGCGCAAGACTGAGATCGAGACGGAGTATTCCAAGAAAGTGTCGGAGGCCGAATTGCGCCGGAAGGCTTCCCATTGGCTCCTCGATAACGGAATCGACGAAGGGAATGCGATTTTCTACACCCACACTGGCCGCTGGTGCTTCGGATGGAGGAAGAAATACAGCGAGAAGGATCGGAGTCATCTCTTGGATGTCATCAGCGAATTTCCCTTCCTCTACGACATCGAGGAGAACCCGAAGCAATACTAGCCCCCGATAATCCACCCACTCGTTCAACCATAACTACCCGCTCACCCATGAAAAATACTCCTGTTAGTTCTCACGGCGTACCCGCTGCATTCGAAAACAAGCCCTCCGTGCGTCATTCGCCGGGAACGTGGCACGTACTGAAAAATGATGGCTGGCACAGTTCTCCAATTCATATTGAAAATGAAGAAGGACCGGTAGCTGTCGCCTCACCAATCGGCGGTGTTGACGAACAAAGGTCAAACGCCAAACTGATAGCGGCTGCTCCTGATATGCTGAATGCCCTTCAAGCTATGGATTTTGCCATTAAACAGGCTGTAGAAACTTACGGCGAAAACTCTCCAATGACTTCCTCTATGGTTTCGGCTGCCATCATGGTTCGTGCAGTCATCGCCAAAGCAACCCCATAATCCCTCACAATCGCCCCTGTGCGCCACTTTAACTGCAAATCAATATCATGACTACGCTCGACAAAACGTCTCCAGCCTACCAGCGAAAGCTTGTTAAGGAGATCAAAAAGGAACTCAACAGTGGATTCGTTGTGTTTGCAGCCACGAAACACGAGCACGACCTGCATGTAAAATCAGTCCTTTTCGCGAAGGGAATCGACTGCATTGTCGTCACGTTAAGCGACGGAAGGCAGATAACCGGAAGGCCGCATGACCGAGTAGCTGAATTCGACTTTCTCCGGTTTCATGATGCAACTTGGCAGACCATTACCGCCAGCCCTGCTCCTATTCAGGAAACTCTCGTGGCAGATGACGCTGCAAGCGAGAAGCAGACCTCTCCTGCGTCCTTTACTGCTGGGCCGTGGAAGTTTCATCGTCCACATCCTGATCCCATAACCTCGGCCATGTATGGCGAAATCACTGGAATAGCGCATGGCGTCTATGTCGAACACTCCACGACTCCGATTGCCTGCATATTCTGCTGTGAAGCTGGCGGGATTCAGGAGATGAATACAAGGCTCCTCACCGCCTCCGCAAACTCCTACATGGCGAACGCTGTAGACCCGATAGAAGCAGCTGAACAAGATCTCTTGTCGGAAGCTCTGACCGCCTTGCGAGGCATGGTTGAACACCATACACCGGGACATTGGATAAGCCTCACACACGAGAAACATCATCATCTTCTGGATGCAATGGCTGTCCTCGCTAAAGCCAAACCTCTTCCGTGAGTGGAAAGGCCAGGAGATTCTCGTGAGTGGGGATCTCCTGGCTGCACTCCTTTGTTAGCTCTTGCGGTGTACTAGCTGCGCTTGTGATCTCGCTTTATTTGCGTCCTTTAGCTGTCAGTTGACAGAACCTCAGTATATCAGTAAATACCTACAACATGAAAACACCGTCTCAACACATCCAACACCTCATCACTCTTTCCAAGCCTCTGCTTCCTGAAGAGGATGTCGCGCAAGCTCAATTATCGTTGAACAAGCTTGCGCTCGAACGTCGTGCCAATCTAACTGGCTTCCGTGAGGCTCTGCTTTCGCTCGAATTAGCTCATAGGGAGAATATCAAGAATGGCCACACGCCAGCAATCATTGACTGGATCAAAGGGCGCATCTCAAAGCTGGAGGCCAACCGATGAAGCTCAAGCCATTCGGGGAAGGCTCTATGTCCGACAATCTATCCATGTGCGAAATGCGGGTATCCTGTCGTGAGCGGATATTGCTGCGGATTTTGCAGAACAGGAAACCCTAGAGATCAGGAGGACTAAAATGAAACTCCTCTCCCGCCTCCGCGCCATCCTGGCCACCCGCAAAGCCCGAATGATCCGACGTGACGCCATCCATGATTACCGGCAAGCCATGCGCCTATCCCTTAATCTGGAACGCACCGCATTGCGCTTTAAACGGCTGTCAGGGCCTCCGCTATTGTCCGGTAAGCGCGCAGAACGGCTCCAGTGGATTCCTTTGGAGCGTCAGCACTTCACCACTCATCAACTTGTTCAACAATAATATGGGAACCAACTACTACCTACACAAGAAAGTCTGTAAATGCTGCAAGCGTTCACAGGAGATTATCCACATTGGGAAATCGTCGGGAGGCTGGTGTTTTAGCCTGCGCGTCTACCCCGGAGATTATCCGCTTACTCTGGAGGACTGGAAGATCCTTATTGAGGAACCGGAGAATATCGTTTTAGACGAATATGATGGTCTTATTGAGCCTGACGACATGCTTTCCACGATCACCGAAAGAAATTGGCCCCGTAAGAGCACCATGACAGCAATCGGCCTTTCCCGAAATCACGCCATAGAGGGACCGAATAATCTCCTGCGTCATCGGGTTGACGGTTTCCATTGTATTGGGAATGGCGAGGGCACATGGGATTATATTGTTGGGGACTTTAGCTGATCTATGAAAACCCGATACACTGGAGAATTCCTCCTAGATGGCGACAGTAGACTTTTTAACGTCGAGACCCTTGAAAAGCGGCTTAACGATTTGAAGATACAAATTGGATTTACCGAGGCCGGGATTAAAATGGCTACATTTGCAACCAAGAATTCTCTGCAAAGAAGCCTCGATAATGAGCAAACCGAACTTCGCGACAAAATAAACCTTCTTATCACGCTTAGGGCTTTGGAGGAAATATTCATGAGATGTGAAAGCATCACTGGGACGAGCCTTTGTGCGGATGAAGCTCTTAACGCAATCAACTCCAACCTCGAATCCAAATAGATATGAAACAAAATCACACTATCGCCGAATATCTCGACGAGTCGAATACGGAGTCGCGGGAGGAGTTGCGACGATTCGCGGTTTCGCATCTACGTCACACGGGGCATCTATTTTCCGAATCCCCAAAGCTCGACCACAACCTAGCGGCTAAGGTTCGGGAGACGCTATTTGATACAGAGGAGGATATATTTATGCAGCATCTCAGGGATTGTGTAGGGAATCCAATAATCCGTCATGATTATACCACTGAGTGGAAATTAATAAGCGCCTCCGCAGCCCAGCAAATCGTAGCCACACTCATCGCGAAGGGAATTTTGAAATGAAAATGGAAACAGTTAATAAATTAAATGACCGCATCAATAGCGCCAATACCACCATGCGAATCTATCGTGATGGCGGAACCTCGGAAGACAACAGTTTATTGGAACAAAGCAAAGATCTTTCTTTGACATGGAAACTTGTTAAAACTCTTATGAAGGTCCTAAAGGATAACGCAGATACTTTTAAATCTCAAGGAGATGATCATACTTCGGGATGCCGCCTGATGTATGCGTCGGCTAAAATAAATAAACGGGTACTAATCGAGAGCGAGGAGGCTATCAATAAGCTATGAGCGAATCAATCCATCCCGAACCCGCCGCTACTCCTGATGCTGTGAGCGGCAAGACTCCGATCTGTGATGGATTTGAAAAGTTTTGGATAAATCACAAGGTTTATGCTTCTTTTGAAGCTGTATCGCTGGAGGCAGCAAAAGGATTAGAGCGAAAACTATCTTCCGAAAAGCCCAAGTCGGATGAACTTGCGGCGAGCATAGAAATCATTTTGAGCGAGTGTCAAAAAGCGCAGACAATGGTGGGGGAGTTACTCGATGAGAAAGAGCAACTCGCCTACGAAAATCAGCAGGCTCGCGCCCGGCTTGATTTAGAGGTCAAGAAGTCGACTGAGCTTGAAGCAAAACTCGCCGCCATGACTCATCAACGCGATGTCACCTCCAACTACAACGATAAGATCGAAGCGGAGAACACAGAGCTTTCGGAAGCGATCAGCACTCCAGAAGCCCTGTGCGCCAATATACTTCGCGGGACCATTCCTAAGCCGGATATCAGATCATTACTTCATCTGCACGGCGAGGAGGCTTTGAGGCGGTGGGATAGCGTTGAGGAACTCACCGCCCGAAACCATAAGCTTGTTGAGGCTTTTAGAAAAATAAACGGCAGAATTCGTGAAGCAAAATACGATGACATAAGCCAGGATGAATGCCTTATTAAGGTTGCTATTATCTCCGAAAATGCCCTCTCCGAGACAGCGGACGCCAAGGAAGGGGAGGCGCAGTCATGAGTGGAGAACTGAATGAGGGACTATTGCCGTGTCCTTTTTGTGGATCAATTCCGGAAGATAATGAATTTGGAACAAAGGTGATTCACCTTTCAAATGAGTGCTTCCTGCGGGACCATGAATATTCCATTGAAGATTGGAACGTCCGAGCCCCTTCAGTTTCGAGCGAGGCTGCTGATCGGGCTGCAAGGAGAATTCTGGAAGCTCACAGCCTTATTAAACCAACATTGTCGCTTTGGGAGGAACGCCACATGGAAATTATTGCGATCCTCACCGAGGAACTTGGCCAAAAATAACCATGAACATAACAGAATTAGAGGCGATGAAACCAGGAGACCGGATTACGAGATACGGGTTTTTCGTAAACCTTGTATTCGTGAATTACGACCAGAACAACAGTACCGTTGTCATGAAAGATAAATCAGGGAATAACAAGGAAGTGTATCTTTCGCTATTTCTCAAGCACGCATCCGCCAAATAATCTTACATCTTCCCACGAAAAAGCCCTGTTAGACTTAACATCCAGCAGGGCTTTTTGCTACGTCTTGATGGTTAGATCGGCTTAGCCGTCAATCCTAGAACACGCATGGATGCCATAACTTCAGGCTCAGTCAGCACGGTTTCATCCCATGACTGATCTTCTTTGGCCTGCGCGAAATACCGATTCAGAAGACTCTGTAGCACGTCCTGGCATTCCTTCAATTTAACTTTTACTGTCTGCTTGTTCTGTCCTTCCTCAATAGGGTCATTGCAGCCCAGCTTCATCCGCTTATAGCTCCTGGCCTCTGCGCAGGAGAATTGCTTATCTCGGGCTTCCTGGATGGCCTCCTCGATCACCCGCTGATTCTCCTCCTTGTCATCCGAGTAATGGGCGTTCGATAGTTCGACAGCGACCGTAGGGATGATGCCAACCCGAAGTTCTGGCCTTACCCTCTGGGCTGTTCTAGCGAGGTTATAGGTGTAACCGGGACTCATCCCGAAGGCATCTGCAATACCCACAACGGAATGCTCGTGCCCGATTACGAGCAAGTGGTTCACAGCCTCCGCCATCAACCAAACGGCCCTGCGGCCCAAATCGAATCCGAATCCTGCCAGCTTCCCATAATCTGCTGGTGTGGGAATAGCTCCATCCTTGGCCTTGACCGTCAACATCGAGTCGTCGAAATCGAAGACATCCCGCAATTCAGAATAACAGTTATCCAGCCGTGCGGCTTTGGCGGCTTCGATGATCTCATGCTCCTGGCTGTTGTATTGCTTCCCCGGCAACACCGTAAGCTGTGTTTCTTGCACCACGCGAGCCTCCTGCTGCCCCTCTGATTCAGGAATAGCCACAATAGGCACAACCTCGATCAGATGTTGCGCCATCTCAGCTTTCTCGATATCGGCTTCCCGAGTCATCGCGTTGGCGTATTCCTCGATCTCCCGGCTACGGGTCAGCAGCTTGCAGATCTCCTTTGCTACCATGATTTCTTCCTCTATCATTGGCTCCTTCAACTCTCCGTCACCTGTACAGGCGTGGATCAGATCAAGGATTCCGTTGGAGGTGTAAAATAACGGGAGTCCAGAATGCAATTTGGTGAAGTGCTCTGCCTGCATGGTGCAGAATTCATGCAGAGAGAGTGACTCGGTTTCTGAGATGTGGATTTTAACGGGTGCTACCATATATTCGTTGTGCGGTTATGATTGAACAAATGGATTACAGGTAATTAGCGGCAAAGGGAATATCTTCGTCTTCAGGAGTTCCGACACCCCCATTTCCTTTCACACCGGCAGAAAGATCCTCGAATTCATCCTCAACCGAAAACGGTTTTTCTCCGAAACTCTCGCCATCACGGACGAACTGTACCCCGCACAACTGGGCATTCACGCGCTTCCCGAATTGGTTATCCTGAGCCCAAAGACGGACAACCGCATTGACGAAGCAGCCAGCATAGGGTTTGCCATCCGCTTCTGCCAAAGGGGTTCGGTCGATATCCACAATTGGAACACGGTTATTAGATGATGCGCTGACGAACATGATCGTCTCATCGTATCCGTCATAATCCTTCTCTGATCCCTCATGGATGCAGTTCTTCACGGATTTAGGGATACCAGTTGGCCATTGTGCGATTGCTACTTCTTTTGCAGCTGCACGGAATGCGGTAATCTGTGCTGCATCGGATTCCTTATTAAGGAGAAGAGAGCAACTGAATTTAGCGGCTCCATCATTAATCGCTTTGGCTTTCCATAGAGCAGGGAAGGATAAACGGACGTCTTTAAGTGTGATCTTCATTTGATATTAGGTTTTTATGGTTGAACGAGTTGATGTTTAACTGAAATTGTGAGGATAGTCAACTTAGAACTCATCGTTGAATCCAGATTGATCTTTTTGAATGTCCTGAAACTGCTGGCAGAACTTAGATACTGAGCAATATAGCTCACAACGGATAGATTCCGATTTGCGCTCCTCGACATAAAGGGTTGATTCTGCTGCGGCTTCTTTATCAGCGGCATCCCGACTATCGTGGAGCTTGACTGCCCTTTTCCGGCCCTTTTTCATCACGGCAAACTTAGCCCCTCTCGACCAACGCTCTTCATCCGAGCATAACGGAAGTTTGGTTAGCGCGGATTCATGGCTGCGGATTCTCTCCTTTATCCATGTCTCCGTTTTCTCCATAGACCAAAGTTCTACGGGAAATACCTGGACTTGATATTGCGGGTAGGTCCAGTCCCGCTTTGCCGCAGATTTCGACCAATCCCTAAAAATCGCGACATACCTTGCTCCAGTAATGCGTAATCCGTTCTTCTCACAAAGATAGCGATTTACGGAAGCTTGGGATATCCATTCCGGTTTAACGCCATCCTTGGCCGTGTAGATCGAACAGAACTTCCAATCTTCGATAATAGATCCTTCCACGACATCCAATTGACCGGATAAAGTTTTCCCGTCAATCTCCCAGAAAAACCGTTTCTCGATAATATCGGCTGTGCCAGAATGCTCTAATATCGAATGGCCCAGCTTGCCCACGAGCGAATAAATCCTGTCGGCGGCTTCATCCGTTATCTCGTCAGCGTGTAGCTTCTCTAAAGCGACGATTCGAGATGGCTTGCTAAGTTCAGTTGTTGAGTAGTCGCTTCCGCCTTTTGAGTATCCGTCATTCTCGACGGCTTTTACAAGGGCTTCGGGCAATCCTGCGTTATTCGTGATACGGGGCATAAAGTTTATGGTTCAACAAGCTTTTGGCTGCTGTCTTCTAGCATTAATTGTATCTGCGACGACTTGATGCATCTCAAGATGGGGGAGTCCTTCAATACGGTCGTGACAACTATTACATCCCAGGATGCAGACCAACAATTCTTGCTCATCGCAGAACCGCCTTTTACGGGCATGACAGAAGCCAAGTCCGTTGTCTCGCCAGCATCCACTAAAACGAAGTTCACAGCTTGTAATCCCGACATCCTGGAATGCGACTTTAAGCTTGGATCTTATCAGGTTCCATTGCTTGGGCCGGGGCCTCGGCCCAAGCCGCTTCGATTTCCGACGAGGCTTGATCAACGCTCCTCCAGAATTCAGCTTCAGGAAATGCTCTCGCGACTTCTGATCCATTAGACGCCTTCAAGGATTTCTCCTATCATGGAAACGGCTAGTATCCTAATCCTCTCCGCATCCTGGCAATCCAGATCCTCGCCCTTATATGCTGATTCAACGATGGTTCGCTCGTATCCGGTCCCCTGCTTCTGAAAGATCTCGTGTAATCGACCTAGCTGAGATTTGTCTATATCTGGAAGATTGTCCATCAATCCACGGATGCTCTTGATCTCATAAATGTTGATTTTGATCGTCTCTTGAGCGTCTGAGATATCATTCTGTAGCTCCTCGTTTTGTTCCTGAAGATTCCTGATCATCTCCAACGCCCGCTCATGAGTTCTGGGGATCATGCTTTGTGCCAGGATTCGGAACGGTTCTTCGACCAAGCCGGGACAAGCTTAATCCCCATCAACCGCCTGACCTTATCCGGCTTCTTCTCGGTTGGCGTAGGAATAACCTTTCTCGTCCTCTCGGCAAAACCCTTCCGCACAAGGGTCTTTACGGCTGAGTAAACGACGTTAGCTTTTACTGAGCATTTCTCCGCCAATTCGGACAACAGGAACTCTGTAGATGGCTCCTTGGTCAATATGGCGTAGATGGATTGGCGAAGAGTTGAAGCCCTGCTATGAGGCTTAAACAGGGCTTTTGCTTGGATGTATTCTGTATGGTTCATGGGTTAGCTGATTTGGCTCCAGTGGGTAGGTTGGTAATAGACGTACATACTCACGTCGGGATAAAACCAGAGGTTGCCCTGACGCTTCAGATTCGTCTCATTCCGACATCCATTTTTGTCATCAATCTTGGTTCTAACTTCGGCTCCATCTTGAGGAAGCCGATCGCTGCATCTGATCCATGTGTAGTTCATTATTTGCGCTTTCCGGTTAAACTGCTTTCTCCAAATACGAGATTACCCCCTCCACTCCCCGACTCCTTGCCATCCAGGAACATCTGGGCACTCCTGAGAGCCTGCACGGCTACGTCCTGATCTCCTTGGCAGAACTGATATACGATATCCGGGAATTCCTTTCCTCGTTTTAACCTTGGTCCGAATAGGTTGATGGGATAGGGACTGGCGTAGAGGGCGAGGGAGTTATTTTCGTCTAGGCCGATGAAGGCTTTGAAGTTGTCGCTCATGGTTAGACTATGCTTCCAAGAGCTTATTGTATTCAGCCTGACGTTGCTCAAGTTCTTTAAGGAATCGTGCGATCTGTTCGTTTGCGGACTTCAGCGCGAATTCCTTCTTGAGTGTTAGGATATCTTCAGGAATGGCTATTCCATATTTTGTGGCGATCTCAATCCAGCTGGAGGGAGACGGATGATCGCTAGATCGAAGCTCGTCCCATGCATCGCTGCACAATTTCCCAATAACTACTAGAGCCTCCTCGTATGAACGGCAGAGATGAACTCTTTCGCTGCTATCCCAGAAGTATTTGCTGTGAGAGCTGAGCGTCCATTGAGCTTGATCTCCGTGGAGTTTTCCTGTGAAGGCCAATAGCTTAATTCGTTTATAGTATCGGGCATCATGATCATCTCTATCAGTAGGTACAGATTTCGTGACCTCCATGATAGATGGCTTTCCCCCATATTCCGATTTCAGGACATAATGAGTAATCCGCCCTTCCATGAAATCCTCCAAAAGCTGGAGGGATTCATGCTTCTTCAGCAATTCCAGACGAACCCTGTATTGCTGTTCGGTATCCCTGATTTCCTTCTGGCGCTCATCCAGCTTCGCCTGAATCTCTGCCAGTTGAGCCTCCTTCATGGAGATCCGCCCATCAATCAACTCCACCGGAGCACGATCGAATATCTCTGTCCATTCTTGGAGATGGCCTAAATCGGTATATGACCTATCCTCGTTGTAGCATTCCAGAATTGGACGGACGAGATATGGGCCATTCTCGATCTTGCCGACATATTCTCCTTCGTGGCCCGAAAGGTTATAAACCCTGTCTCCTTGCGTGTGTATTTTCATGTGAAGGCTGGTATTTAGTACGATTTTGTGCTACTGTCAACTGAAACAAATAGACATTCCACGAAATACCGCATATTCTGCCGGTTCACATGAAAACTACCACACCAAAACACGAATCAGATCCAGCTTTCCCTTACTCCACCGCTTCATTTGAAGCTTCTGGCTTATCGAAGCGAGAGCTTTTCGCCGGAATGGCGATGATGGGCATATTATCTGGAGACATTGACGCCACTTCTACCGAAGCAGAGGTTGCTGAGATCTCCTGTGACCACGCCGACGCTCTCCTGAAGGAACTCTCCAAATGAGCAACCCTTGGAAAATCCAGATCAACCCGCCCATAATCACCTACATCCACCCCAGCGAGACAATTACGGTAGAAGCTCATCCCGTCAATTCTGATACGCTGGACTACTCGAAATTCGCTCAGGAGTTGTTGGAGATTCTGGATAAATGACCTCCCCCTGCTGCCAATCGCGCGCATCCTGTGTCGATTCTCGCCCATCCGCCAGAGGCACCAGACGTCGCTATTCCTGTCAATCCTGTGGAAAGCGTTACTCCTCAATCGAGACGCTGGTACAGTTCATGCGTGAAAAGCATGATCCCCGACCTTCATGGAAGATGAGGGCGGTTGAGGCTGATTATCCTGTGCCGCTGAAAATTACGGTTAAGGCCAAGGTGAGTAGCCTGTTGAGCAGATTACGGGCTAAGGGGATTTTGTAAACTTGTTGAACGATAAAAAATATGAAAATCATCAAACCTGTTCCCGAAGAAGAGTCCTGCATAATGCCTACGTATTTTCCTGGAGATGTCGTTTTAACGAAAATGGGAGGAGTTGGGATTATCGTTAAAGCTCAAGTGGTCGTGAATGGCCGAACCATTGAATGGAATTCCAGAGAGGGATTGCCGCCAAATATCGAGCATGGATGGAAGCCTTCATACGCCGTTGACTCCATCCCTAGATTCAAAAGACCTGAAAAACATGCGTGGTACTACGCCGATGAGTTTGAGGCTGTAGCTTTAGGTGCTCTGCACAGCATCCCGTTTCCTGAAATTCATCAGGAGTTGGAGGAAAATCTAGCAAAAGCTACTCAGATTACCGGGAAATACCTGTTCCGCTTCCATCGTGGTTCTTTGGAGAAGTCCATGAAAACGGTTGTGTCGTTTAACGATATAGAGGAGCTAAGAAAGATCTTGTGGAAGGTTTATGGCTCAAGTGACATGGCGATGGAGAAGCAGGGATACGATGATCGCACCGATTGGCATACCTGGATTGTCACCCTCAACGGGAATGCTGTGGGATTCAGCAATGGGAAGCCATGAAGCTATTCAATATCGAATGCACTCCAGATCAGATGGAGCACTACAAGCAATGGGCGCTAGTCCATTGTATGCCTGATTGCCCTATGCCGAAGTGGATTCCGGCGTTAGAAGCCCTTCCAGATACATCCAAGCTCCAAGAATGTGCCATTGAGTGGCAGGAGTTGATCAGAGCTTCTTGGGGGTTGTGGATGGAGGAAAGGAAGCCATGAGCGACACCTCGTTCACCATTGATGTTGAAGAATGGCTCAAGAATCCTCCAGCGTACCTCAGTAAGCCAGAAGCCTTTGCCGCTATGGCTGAGGCTGTGTGGACAGCAAAACGGAATGGGCAGAAGGCCTTGGAGGTCAGGATCTCAACCGAGATTTCGCCCTGCAAGAACTGCGGGCTTACTTTTAAGGATCATTAGAGGGCATGAAGGAATATGATGAAGAATGGCTTGCTCGCGACATCCTTCAGGAGTGGCGTTGGCCGGATGGTGTTATATGCCCGCATTGCGAAAACTCTGATATGGCGCGCATGGGATTCCGAAAATCCAACGCGAAAGCCAGTATTCGAGAAGGCCTTTGGTATTGCTATGAGTGCGATAATCAATTCACAATTACCGTTGGCACAGCTTTCGAGGGGACTCACCTTTCTATGATAACCATTCTCAAAGCCTTCGACCTAATGGCCGCTAGTGAATGTCAGATTTCGGCACGCAAGATTCAGATGTCCCTCCATATTGGGTCATATCGATCAGCTTGGAATCTGAAGAAGCGAATCATGGCCGATAAGGTATTTTGGCCAAAATATGAACCGCCAAACCTGCTCTCCCGAAGGACGCAGCCATGAGATACCGCCAAATCCCTGTAACCCTGGGAATGCAGAGCCGCGCCATCCGGCTAAGCTTCTTCATCCTTGGAAAGTATTACCTCCGCCTATCCCGGCACTCGGATGAGCTATTCCGGGTTGAGCTCCATCCGCTCACCATGATCAACGGTCGTGCAATGGCCTCTGGTGACCTGTATATCGTCTGGTGTGATCAGGAGGATAGACAGGGCCTGGTTGACTCGATTAAGCCGCTACGGGGCGTTGTGCGAGTGAAGAAGTATATCTCATTTCTGATCGATGAGATGGGCGAGTTGGCTTTGTGATTCGTCAATTCTCGCCTACCTTTTTACCCTTTTGCGAGATTTCTCGTAGTTCGTGTTATTTGGTGCTTGCCGGGATGGCGGGTTGTCGGGTATTCCGTTTCGCGTTCACAAGAGATTGCACCTCAAGAACGCTAGTTTCTCCGGGATAGGTTATTCCGGCTAACCCTCGGGAGGTGCAATCTCTCGGGGGTTTTCTTTTTGGTAGATGCGCTATTCGTTAGTGCGTATTTCCGATAGGTTGACTCCATTGAGTATTGTTACCTTATATGTCTAATTATTCGGAATTATTGAAGCACCCAAAATGGCAGCGCAGAAGGATGAATGTCCTGGAGGGAAACGGATATAGCTGCGCTTGGTGTGGAAATGAGGAGAAACAGCTTCATGCGCATCATAAGATGTACCTAAAAGGAAAGGAGCCGTGGGATTACAGTGATCTGCAACTGGAATGTCTCTGCTTCGAATGCCACAAAACAGCCCATGCGCTGCAAGACGGAATAAAGGAGCAGATTTCAGTGATGTCGATGTTCCAGTCCTTCGAGCTTTACGGCCTAATCGCTGCTGACAATATTTGGCATGGGCGATCCACGGCCAATGTGAATTCCGTTCGCGGGAAGCTTGGTGATGAAGGGTTCAAGCTCTGGTGGGGAGGATTCGCGGCGAGATTCAATATCGGCCCTGATTTTGCCATTGATCGCATCCATCCGGAGGTTGTGGATTACGAATATATGGATGGGATTCGTGAGGAGTACAAGGGGTCTACGGAATGAAGACTTTTATCCTCCCCTCATTTTGGTCTGATCGCGACGTTGAGGGGCTGTCCCCTGAGCAGAAGCTAACCCTGCTGTGGATTTTCACGAATCCTCAGATGAACGTATGCGGATATTTCGAGACATCCCCCAAGAGATTCTCCTTTGATACTGGCCTAGATCCACGGCATCTAAAAGAAACCGTTGAAGCCCTTCCAAGGGCTTTGAAGCCCTTCCAAGGGGATACGATTATTTACGCCCGTCGATTCATACGGCATCAGTTCGGAGGCGGCGAGCAACTCACCAAGAACAATATATTCAAGTCGATTGTCACGCGCTTTGGGGGCATTCAAATCCCCGGACTGAAGGCCGCTATCCTTGAGGATTATCCCGAGATAGACAAAGAATCCCAGGAAAACGAAAGCCCTTCCAAGCCCTTCCAAGGGCTTATAGAGGGGAAAGGTAAAGGTAAGGGTAAGGTAAGGGTAAAGGAAAGAGAAGGGAATGCAGAGCCGACAATTCCAGAAGCATTGGATACACCGGAATTCATGGATGCGTGGGCGAGGTGGGGAAGATACCGTACCGAGAAGGGCGGAAAATTCACGCCTTCGACCAAAGAAGCACAGATAAAGAGGCTGAACCTCGCTGGCCCATCCACCGCTATAGCCATGATCGAAAGAAGTATCCAAAATGGATGGACTGGACTTTTTGAACTCGACGGTAAAAACGTAATTCCTATCCCCTCATCCCAACTCCGATCCACGATGACAAACGTTCCTGGCAGCGATGAAGACTCAACGGCTGACTTCAGGAACCGCCTACTTGCCGCTACCAATGATTAGCGTATCCGAAATCTCGTCACGGCTTGCAGATCGAGCCGAAGAAGTCTGCCAGCTTATTTTGTCGGGAGGCAAGATGGAATCCGGCCAATGGATATCTGGCGATGTCGGCGGAGGATCTGGAAAAAGCTTGAAGGTTCATCTCACAGGGCCGCATATCGGACACTGGAAGGACTGGAGCAATGATGACGACAAGGGGGATCTGATTGATCTCTGGCGAACATCCAAAGGAATATCGCTCCACGATGCTTTGAAGGAGATTAAGGAGTTCCTCGGCATTCGAGGTTCCCAGATTGCCTACTCGGAGCGTCAGTACATGAAGCCATCCAGCAATGGAGTTTCTGCGCTGGCTCCAGAAGGCGCAGCCATCAAGTATCTCCGAGAAGAGCGAAAGCTCAACCCATCCATCATCAACCGATTCGAGATCCAGGGAGATCCCAAGAATAAGACCATCGTATTCCCAGGCTACTCGCCATCAGGAGAACTGATCAACCGTTCCTACCGTACCCTCGATGCCGAAAAGAAGGTATGGCAGGACAAGGGGTGCGCTCCATGTCTTTTCGGGTGGAAGGCATTGGCTGATTCGGCCTACCAGAAACGAACCGTTCTCCTTTGCGAAGGCCAGATTGACTGTATGACATGGACGCAATGGGGCGTCCCGGCTCTCAGTATTCCTAACGGCTCCGGTCGCTCGTGGATCGAGTACGAATGGGAGAACTTGTCGGCTTTTGATCACATCTATATCGCGTTCGATATGGACGAGTCCGGAAAGAAGAATCTGGAGGAAACAATTCAACGGCTAGGTAAGCACAGGTGCCTTATTGTGCAGATTCCCGATAAAGACGCCAATGATGCGCTGAAGGCCGGAAGAACCGCCTTTGAGGCTCAAGAATGGGTATCCAAGGCGAAGCTTCCGAAAATCTCCGGTTTAGTGGTGGCTACCGACATGCGAGATCGGGTCCTAGAGGAAATTCGCCACAAGCCAGAGGTTTACACGCTTTCATTCTTTCGCGGGTATACCTCCAATTGCGGATATTATCCGCGACCAGGAGAGATTACGCTTTGGACTGGGCATACCTCCCAAGGGAAGAGCACAATGCTCAACACGGTTATCCTTGGATATCTCACACAGCCAGTACCACGGCCAACGTTTGTGGCGTCCTTGGAAATGATGCCCGAGATCCTTATCCGGCAAATCATGGCCAACGCTTTCGAGACATCCGGGCTTATGCCTAGGCACGTGGATGGCTTTATGCGCGAGATTGGGCCAAGCCTTCTGTTCGCTGATGTAATTGGATTCATAGACCCCGCTACCCTTTTGGAGATGATGTGGTTCGCGTTCCAGAGGTACGGGGTTAAGGAGCACTTCATTGACTCCATCATGAGGGTATCGGGCCTAGAGGAGGACTATCCAAAGCAGGGCGAGTTTCTCAATCAATTACAACAGTTCGCCAAACTTACCGGATCACATATTCACTTGGTCGCGCATCCCCGAAAGCCAGCTAAGAAGGGCGATAGGGCGAGCGCATTGGACGTTAAG